AAAATAAATAAAAAACTATTAGATTGTGTTAGATTTATAAAAATGGAACATAAATTTTTGTAAATGTATTATTTTGAGAATATATCAAAAATAAAGGTGCGGTTTTAAATCTTCAAGGGTGTAAATTTATTAAAAATAATCGGTGTTTGAAATGTTAAAAGGTGTAAAAGTATATTTTTTTTCTAAAATAATTTTTTTGCTTTACTTTTTCTAAAAGTAGAATTACATATCAATCAAATCCATAAATTTGAATAAAGATTTGTTTGATAAACTTTTAAAATCTTTCACTTTACTATTTGCAATTTTCTCAATTAATTCTGTAATAGTAAATCCTTCAATTAAAATATAATCATCACCTTCATCGTTTTCATATAATTCTTTTTTATAAAGAATAGCAATAGTTTCAGTAAGTTCATCTACCTCATTTTTTTTGTCTTCTTCAAAAATAAATGTATACATTTGTTGTAAAAGATTTCTAGTAATTTTCATAATAGTAACTTTTGTTATGATATTGTTATACATAAGATTTAAATAAAATGCAGCAAGCGATTTTCTTTTTTCATTTATTTTGTTTATTTCACAGAATTTATCATAATTTACTTTTGGATCTACATATTCAATTTTATCAAATAAAGTAGTAAAAACATTTAAATTATTTTCAAATGTTGATTTCATCATATCATATTTTGTTAATAATTCAGAATATAAATCAGCATAAATTTTTGAATAAAATCGATTATTCGATGCGATTTCAAAAATAGTAGAACTTAAACGTCCCATATCTTGTGAATGAATTTTTTCTTCTATTAATTTATCAATCGAATCAATAATTTTGTTACAAATATCATTATAATTTTTATCAGTCATTTTATTTAATAAGGAACGAATTAAATCTATTTGTGCATCCATACCTACTTTTTCTTCTATTTTTGTAGTTTGGAAAGTTCTTAATGTTTCCCAGTCTTCATTACTAATAATTTCATTTGTTTTATTACGTCGTCCTTTTCTAAATGTACTACTATTAGATTCTTTAGAAGGTTCTATTTTCATAGGATTTTCTCTTTTTTGAAAGATAGGTGTTTTAACATAATCAGGTGAACCTACTTGAAGCGACAATTCAGAAATAATTTTTAAAGTATTTTCAGGTAATGCATAATCAAAACCTCGGAATATAATATCTTGGAAGTCATTTAATGTATATTTCATAGATTGCGTCATACTCTAGAGTTATGTATTATAATATATATTCTATTATTTATATCAATTTTTTAAAATATAGTTAATAATAATAAATACACTTAAATAAATAACGTGATATTATAGTATAATGTCAACTTTTGTTTCTGAAGTTAGCAGTGCGGTAAACGAAGACATAAACAACTCTTCGTATGTAATACAAAATTGGGATGATTTGGAAATTAGTCCAAATTTATTAAGAGGTATTTTTGCTTATGGTTTTGAAAAACCGAGTCCTATTCAACAACAAGCAATAAAACCTCTTATTTTAAAGAAAGACATTGTAGCTCAAGCTCAATCAGGTACAGGAAAAACTGGAACATTTACAATTGGTGCACTTTCAAATATAGATGTAAGTAATAATACAACACAAGTATTAGTTTTATCACCAACAAAAGAATTAGCATCTCAAACTGCAAAAGTGTTTGAAAGTATAGGAACTATGATGGAAGGTTTAAGAATTCAAACACTTTATGGTGGATCTGTAGTAGAAGAAACTAGTTGTTTTTCTAATAAAAATATACCTCACGTTATTTGTGGATGTCCAGGACGTGTATATGATATGATGCGTCGTGATAAAATTTCATCTAAAAAGATAAAACTTGTTATTCTTGATGAAGCAGATGAAATGTTATCAGCTGGATTTAAAGAACAAGTGTATAATATTTTTCAATATTTTAATAATGATATTCAAGTTGCATTATTTAGTGCAACTTTACCAGATGGTATTAATGCAATTATTGATAAAATTATGCGTGACCCTGTTAGAATTAATGTAAAAAAAGAAATGTTAACTCTTGAAGGAATAAAACAATATTATATTGCAGTAGACGATGATCGTCAAAAATATATAACTTTAAAAAATCTATTTTCTTTTTTAGCAGTATCACAATGTATTATTTATTGTAATAGTATTAAACGTGTACAAGATTTATATGAAGCCATGGTTGAAGATGAATTTCCAGTTTGTCGTATTCATAGTAGTATGGAACGTGTTGAAAGAGAAAAAGCGTTTAATGATTTTAAAAATGGAAATTCGCGTGTGCTTATTTCATCAAATGTTACAGCTCGAGGTATTGATATTCAACAAGTAAGTGTAGTTATCAATTTTGACTTAACAAAAGATGTTCATACTTATTTACATAGAATTGGAAGAAGTGGTAGATGGGGTAGAAAAGGAGTTGGAATAAATTTTATTACAAGAAGAGATGTTTCTAAATTAAAAGAAATTGAAGAGCATTATTCAACACAAATTTCAGAAATGCCAAGTGAACTAACTTTTTTATCTGCCGTTTAGAAATAAATTAAATAAAAAAATAATAATACATAATTATATTTATCTAATGAATAATGATTATTTAATGAATAGTGCATCTATTTTATTTATAATTTATTATATAACTGAAATGTATAATAATGATAATAAAAATAATATTTTATACCAAAAAATAATACTAGTTTCAGGTAATACAATCGCATTGATTTATTCTGTAGAAATAAATAATAATATATTCATTTTTAATTATAGTTCTTTATTTACATTAAACATAATTTGGATTATAATTTATGTATATTATTTTTATAAAAACAAAAATATTAATATAACAAATATAACAAATATAAGACATAATATAGAAAATCAAATGAATCCAATACATAATTCTATAAATCAATCATATAGCGAATATTCAATTTGTTATGTATAATTCAATAATAATAAAATTATTCGTAAAATAAATTCATTATATTTCTCTAATAGATATAATGAATTTATTTAGTAAATCAAATGAAGTAAATATAGATAAAGAAGAAAAACCAATTGCTAGTGTTGCTGATAAAATAAATGAACATTTTAAAGTACCTATATTTTATAATAAAGAAAAAGTTGAGTTAAAAGAAAATATATCAACAGATTTAGAACTTATAAAAACAATAGATCCATCAGGTGTTCCAATATATTCATTTTATTTTAATAATGACAATAGTTTATCTAAAAAGGTAACAGAACAAGTAGTAAAATATTATACAACTGATACTATTTATTTACAAGAGAATCAAAAACTTTTAAATGAATATGTTCCAATAAAAGAGAAAGAATTATATTTAAAAAGTGATTATTACAAAAATATTTTAAAAATTTGGAATGAAATAAAATTAGATGAAGGATTTAGAGAGAAGTATTATTATGTTGATTGGGAAATACTTGAATTCTTAAATAGGTCTGAAATATTTTTACAATTTATTAGTATTTATAATTTATTTTCTCCTATATTTTCTCTTATCATGCCAATTTTTATTCTAATTATTCCATTTTTTATTATTAGGATGCGTGGATTAAAAATATCAATGCATGAGTATATAGAAGTTTTAAAAATAGTAGCACAAACAAATTCTATAGGTAAACTTTTTACAACAAATTTTAATGAAATCGGTATGCAAGAAAAAATATATATAATTATATCGGCAGCATTTTATTTATTTTCCATTTATCAAAATTTAATGGTTTGTGTAAGATTTAATCAAAATATGAAAAAAATACATGGATATTTTGAAAATATAGTAAGTTATTTGAATTATACAATAGAAAATATGGAAAATTATTTATTTTTTTCAAAGAAAATGAAATCGGAAACACATAATGAATTTAATCAAATAGTAATAACAAAAATGAATATTTTAAAAAATATTAAAGAGAAATTAACTAGCATTTCTGAATATAGTATATATAATTTTAGTAAATTTAAAGAAATAGGTAACATTTTTAAATATTTCTATGAATTACATACAGATATTACTTACAATGATGCAATTGTATATTCTTTAGGATTTAATGGGTATATAGATTGTATTATAGGATTACAACAAAATATTAAAGAGAGAAGAATATCATTTGTTAATTTTATAAAAGGAGATAAAGAAAACAAAAATAATGATAAGAAGAAACAAAAGAAATATAATGTATTTAAAAATAGCTATTATGCCTGTTTAGTTGAAAAAAAACCAGTAAAAAATAATATTAAATTAAAAAAAAATATAATTATTACAGGTCCAAATGCATCGGGAAAAACTACAATTTTAAAATCTACATTAATTAATATTATATTATCTCAACAATTTGGATGTGGGTTTTATGATTCTGCACAATTAAAACCTTATAATCATATTCATTGTTATTTAAATATACCAGATACTTCTGGACGCGATAGTTTATTTCAAGCTGAAGCACGTCGTTGTAAAGAAATCTTAAATTGTATTTCTGATAATCCAGATGATTCACATTTTTGTGTGTTTGACGAATTATATTCTGGTACGAATCCAGAAGAAGCAGAAATAAGTGCTACGTCGTTTATGATTTATTTGCAGAAATACAAATTAGTATCTAATATGTTAACAACACATTTTGTAAAAGTATGTAAAAATTTAGAAAAAACAAAAACAATACAAAATTATAAAATGGTAACACAACTAAATACAGACAAAAAATTAATTTACACATATAAAATTAAAAAAGGTATTTCTGAAGTGAAAGGTGGAATTAACGTATTAACAAATTTAAATTATCCCAAGGAAATAATTGAAAGAACTATATTAGAAACTAATTGTAATGAAAAAAAATGAATTCGTTAATTCAATAATTAATTTATATACTATCTTTGTAATATAATGTCTATGAGTGATTTATTTAATCCATCTTTTTTATTATTTTTCGGATTTTTTTTATTAGTAATTGCTATTTTAGTTGTATATTTTGAAAGTAAATCAAGAGTACAAAACCACAAAATAGCTTCTATGTTTAGTATTATTTCTACTTTAGCAGAAGACTTAAATTATATAAAATTAACAATAAATCAAGTACCTATGGATGGTGGAAGTCCTGCTTTAGCAAAAAATAATTCATTATTTAATAATCAAGAACAGAGTAAACTAATTGAAGTATCCGATGAAGAAGAATCTGACGAAGAAGATGATGATGTTGAAGAGGAATCTGATGAAGAAGATGAATATGATGAAGAATCTGAAAGTGAAAATATGGATGATGCTTTAGATGAATATGAATCAGAATTAGATGAAGAATCAGAAATTGATTCAGAGTCAGATTCTGAAGTTAATAATATTAAAGTTTTAAATATAACAAATTTAGATCCACTTTTAGAAAAAAATTTTGCATCAGAAATAAATGAAGAATATGATCAAGATCATTTTGAAGAAGAACAAATCGAATCATTAGAATTAGAACAAATGGAACCTTTAGAAATTATGGAGGATATAATTGATGAAAAAAAGAAAAATGAAAAAAGTATTAAAATTGATTTAGGTGAGACTACTATAAATGATCAGGTAGATTATAAGAAATTTACATTACAAAAATTAAAGACTATTGTTACAGAAAAAGGTTTGGCAACTGATACTTCTAAATTGAAAAAACCAGAATTATTAAAATTGCTTGGAATTGAATAAAGATTTTATATTATAACTATATAAATGAGCTGGGCAACCTGTTTTTCTGGATCTAATAATATTGATTTTAATTTTCCTCCAATAATGTCAGATGGACGTAACTATGCATCTTGGCAACCAGATGCTGTAGTAAATGAAAGAATACAAAGACAAGAAGGAATAAAAAATAATTGGGAATATCGCCAATACTTACAAAAACATGGAATTCAGATTATGAACTATAATTCAACCGAAGCTTGTTATGATTTAGGGTTAGACCCTCATATTCAAACAGATAGAACGCCTTCAAGTAATGTACCTTATAAATTTAAAAATGTTTTTGACACAAGTAAACCAGGATATGGTTATTGCAATAGTGATTTAAAAAATCCTTATTTATCTAGTGAACAACTAAATTCTAGATTAATATCAGTGCATATACCAAATAATGAATTAAAACAAGAATAAACATTTATAAAATAAACAATATAATAATAAACTATATGTTAATTATTATATGAAAGTTCTTTCAATTGATGTTGGTATAAAAAATTTAGCGTTTTGTCTTTTTGAGAAAACACAAGGTTCAGATCATTTTTCAATAAAAAAATGGGATATTATTAATATATCAGATAGTAAAGAAAATTTGTTATGCAAATGTATAGATAAAAATATTATTTGTGATAAACCTGCAAAATTTAAGAAAGAAGAAAATTATTATTGTTTGAAACATTCAAAAAAACAACAATTACAAATACCAGGATCAGAACAAAAACCATCTTATATCAATAAACAAAAAATTCAAAAACTTTATGAAATTGCTGATTCACATAAGATTATATACGATCCAAAAATAAAAAAAATAGATTTAATAAATAAAATAAATGAGTATATTTCTATTCACTATTTTGAACAAGTTGAAAGTATAAAAGCAGCAAACGTAGATTTATTTCATATAGGTCTACATATCAAAAACAAATTTAATAAATTATTTGAAGAGGAAGAAATTATTGATTATGTTATTATTGAAAATCAAATTAGTCCTATTGCAACTAGAATGAAAACCATTCAAGGAATGATTGTACAATATTTTATTATGTCAAACATTGTTGTTAACAATATGGAATTTATATCAGCTGCTAATAAATTGAAGGATTGTGACACAAAAGAAAAATCTAAATACAATGATAGAAAAAAATTAGGTATTGCAAAATGTTTAGAAATCATAACAAACGATTTTAGATTTAATGAACATTTAAACTATTTTACAAAACATAAAAAAAAAGATGATTTATCAGACTCTTTTTTACAAGGTTTATGGTTTTTAAATCATAAACATTTGTAAAATCTATTTATTTTTATTTTTTATTTTTTTAATTAAAGTTAACTAAAATATATTTTACAATTCGTATGACTTAAAATTATCTATTCTATTAAATGAATAGAAATAATGTCCGACATTATAGAAATTACAGATTTAGAGCTATCAGAACCTTCTTTTAATAATTCATCTAATTTTGGTGGAGGTCTTGAATTGTTAATGAATGATAAAATTAAGGATAGTAAACCAACAAGTGATATTGATTTAGATGATTTAAATAATTTAGAAAATGAATTAAATAATTTAGTAGAAGATATTCCTTCAAATAGTTTTAAACCAAAATCTGATTTATTTTCATCACCAAGTAATTTATTTGAAGATAAACCAAATGTTAGATTTAGTGATGAAGAACCCACTATTGGTGAATCTACTTCTCAAACTGCAAGTAATAACAAAACATGGGATGGTTTTGGTAAATTTAATGATATTCCTATAAACCCTGACAAAGAAGTTCCATTTGAACCCAAAATGAGCAAAGATGAACTTTTAAGAGAGAAATTTAAATATTTAAGAAAATTAGAAGCACTTGAAAAAAAAGGTGTTGAATTATCTAAAAAATATAATATGGATTCTTCTTTGCAGGAAATGCAAGGTGAATATGAAACTATTATGGAAGAAAAAACAAAACAAAATTCTGTTAAATTTCAAGGTAACATGTTAATGGCAGTTATTAATGGTATTGAGTTTTTAAATGGTAAATTTGATCCTTTTGATATTAAATTAGATGGATGGAGTTCACAAGTTGAAGAAAATTTAGGTGACTATGATGAGATATTTGGTGAACTTCATGAAAAATATAAGAGTAAAGCGTCTTTAGCACCAGAGTTGAAATTACTTTTTCAATTAGGCGGTAGTGCTATGATGGTGCATATGAGTAATACCATGTTTAAAAGTGCTATGCCTGGAATGGATGATATATTACGTCAAAACCCTGATTTAATGCGTTCTTTCCAAAATGCAGCAGTAAATTCAATGGCTCAAAATAATCCAGGTTTTGGAGGATTTATGAGTAATTTTATGAACCCAGAACCTCAAGTACCACAAGGACGTGGACCTCCTCCTCCATTAGCTACACAAGGACCTAATGCTGTACCACCACCAATGGGGCGACCTGGTAATAATAATTATGCCAGACCTGATTTAAATTTCAGTAAAAGTAATTTTGTAGACGATGGTATTAGTTTACGGGAAAATTTTGAGCGACCAGATGTACAAGATAGAACAAGTAAAAGACCATCAACACGTCCTGAAATGAAAGGACCTAGTGATATTAGTGATATTCTCTCTGGACTTAAAACTAAAACTATTAATATCCAAGAACCAAAATCAGAAAATGTAAATGATAGTAGTACTATTAGTATTAGTGAATTAAAAGAAATGCAAACAGAAGGTAACATGCCAAAACGTAGTGGACGACGTAAAAAATCTGCAAGTAATACTATTTCACTAGATATTTAATCTATTTTTTAAATTTTCTAGTTTTATTTTTTTTATATTTTTTATCACGTGATTTACCACCTGTCGGTTTAGGTGATGCTGGTGATGTAGATGCAGCAGCTGGCGATGTAGTAGATTGTTTATTAAAAAAATTTTTAAAAGACTCTGATGCTTTAGATGCAGTCGCTTTTGCACTTTCTGATGCTTTAGATGCAACCGCTTTTGCATTTTCTGATGCTTTAGATGCAACCGCTTTTGCACTTTCTGATGCTTTAGATGCAGAAGATTTTAATTTTTCAGAACTTGTAGTTGGTGTAGATGGTGCTGCTGCTGGTGTAGATGATGAAGCTACTGGTGTAGATGGTGCTGCTACTGGTGTAGATGGTGCTGCTACTGGTGTAGATGATGAAGCTACTGGTGTAGATGGTGCTGCTACTGGTGTAGATGGTTTAGGAGATGATGATGAAGCAATGGGTGTAGAAGCAGGAGATATAGAAGATGAAGGTGTAGCAGATGGAGTCACTTGATTATTTTCTCTCGGTATATTTTTTTTCAATATCATTTTTTTATAATCATCTATAAATTTACTAATATTTTTAATTTTTCCTTCAGATATATATTGTAGACTAGGTCCATTTGTACCAATTCTGTATGTATAATTTGTATTTGATGGATCTAATATTTTTTCTTTTTCAGAAATAGTAGTAAGTCTCTTAGGAGTTGCATTAGGACCAGGTATTTCATAAAATGCAGCAGCACCAGATAAACCAGGCATAGTTCTTAATTTATCTGGTATTCCAACTTTATATTCATTATATATAGAACTTTTTACTAATTTTTGGACTGACTCATTTGGGTTTAAGCTTGTCTCATTTATTGCATCATTTAAAGAAATACCTGTCAAATCAAATTTATCTAAACCATTTAAACCATCTAAACCATAAAATGTGTGATTTTTTTTTCCTGTTTTATCTGATTGTAAACCAACATAAATATATTTTTTTCCTTTTATTGTAAATAGAGAACCATCTTTACCTTTTATTTTTTCTATTGACATTTATATTATTATTATAAAAGAAATAATATAAAATAATCTAAAATTCAATTAATATCTAAAAATGATATTTAATTATACCAATAAAGGATACAATTTATCGTATACACATAAAGCATTGATTTTAAATGTAAACTACTCTAATTTACGATAATTTAAAACGACAACCACAATTACAATTAGCACCACAATTACAATTATCTCTACAATTACCACCACAATTACAAATTCCTCCATAACCTTCCATTGTTGTTCCATTATTTAACCAACGCAAAAAAAGAAAACAAATGATGAATAAAAATGCACACAAAAGCCATCTTTTTATATTCATTATAATATAGATATAAAATAATTTATTTTCTAGATTTTCTAGATTTTTTACGTCCTTTTCTAGATTTTTTACCTTTTTTAGTATTTCTTTTTTTACCGCCTCTTGAATAAGAACCACATTTTGAAAATGTGATACCACTAATTATTTGTTCTTCATTTTCATTACAAAATTTACCATTTTTAATATTTGATTCATTAAAAATATTTTTTGATCCAAAAAAACTTTTATTAATTTTACTATTAAATAAAATTTGTTTTACTTCATTTTCATCTGTAACTACTTCAAATCTACCAGAAGAATAAGCAGGATTAAATTCAATTTTTGGTATAAAAATATTATTTTTACCAGTATTTAAATCAATTCCTCTAATAGTTGATATATCATCGCCAAACATTTTATCAGGACTCATTACTGGTTTTGTTGAAACAAATATATAACGACTTGGATTATTTTTATCTCTTATAACTAATCCAGAATATACAATTTCTTGATTCATTTATATTTTATTAATAGATTTAAATAATTTCTATGTTTTTATTTTCTAGATTTACTTCCTTTTCTAGATTTTCTAGATTTTTTACCTCCTTTTTTACCTTTTCTATATTTTCTGTTTTTTCGTGTTTTACCACCTAAAATAGCAGAAGGTGTATTTTCTAATTTCATTTCAGTTTTTTTTTTTAATAAAACATCAAATGCATCAATTTGTTCCTGTGTAAATCCATTATCTGTTGTAATATCACGCATTTGATAATAACCTATTTTCTTAGGATCTAATGCGTAAATTTGATCTGTGGTCATGTTTCTAAAGTCATTGATTGATTTATGTTTAAAATCTATTAGTGGATCCCCTAAACGATATGGCATATATAAAATAATTATATAAAAATATTCTATAAAAAGTTAATATAAAATTATATCATTGATAATAATAAATATATTATTCCATTTTCTTTTACACCACATTTTTCTATAATACTTTCATTTTCAATAGGAGTACCATTAAAAATTAAACGTTGTTGTTCATATTTTATTTGTAAAATATCTTGTATTTGATATTTTAGATGTGATATTGTATGTTGAGGATTTACATCAAATATATATTTGTTTTCTAGCATTTTGATATATATATACATACTATAGTTTTAGAAAGTAAAATATATATGTATTCTTTAAATAGTTTAAAAATGATTATTTCTATTTTTTCAATGATTTAAAATAATAATCTTTAAATTAAATAAATGAATCGTTCAAATAACAAACCAATTTCAAATATTACTATGACAAATTGTAAAAAAGGTGGTATCAAAATTAAAGAAACAAATAATGGATATAAATTAGATCCATTTGCAAATGTAAACCCTTTTATCCAAGAAACAAAGAGAGAAGATATCAAATATGATTCTAATTCTTATGCAAATTTAGATTTAAATATAGAAAACTATTCTAGGGAAGAACTTTACAAACTTTTTGGTTTAAATTTATCTATAACTTTAAGCGAAGAAATTATGAAAGAATGTAAAAAATTAGTTTTAAAAACTCATCCAGATAAATGCCGTCTTGATAATAAATATTTTTTATTTTTTAGTCAAGCATATAAAAAATTATTAAATATTTATGAATTTCAAAATAAAACTAATAATAAAAAAACAAATAACACAAGTGAATATTATGACCAAAATAATGGTCAAATATTAGATAAAATGTTTGAAACAAATAAAAATTTAAAAGATCCTAAAAATTTTAATACTTGGTTTAACACACAATTTGAAAAACACCGATTAGAAGACCCTATTGAAACAGGATATGGTAATTGGCTTAAATCTGATGAAGATATTGTATTTACACCAACAAATATAACAAAAGACAAAATGGCTTCTGAAATGGAAAAAAGAAAAAAACAAGTACAGACCCTAACAAATTATACAGGTGTAAATGAATTATATGCTTCTACATTTGGTGGTTCTTCTCTAATGGCATATGACAGCAATTTTAGTTCTGGTTCTCTCTTCAGTAATGATGGTATGAATTATACAGATTTACGACAAGCTTATGTAGAATCAGTTATTCCAGTTACACAGGAAGATTATGAAAAGAAACAAAAGTTTAATAGCATTGATGAATATAAGCGACATAGAGATACTTCAAATATTGTTCCACTTAGTAAGGAAGAAGGAATGCGTAAGTTATATCATCAAGATAAAGAAAAAGATCAAGAGTCCGCAGCATTAGCCTTTTATTATGCTCAACAAGCAGAAAAATCAAAGAAAAATAATGATGATTTTTGGTGTGGATTAAAACAAATACTTTTTTAAAATTTTAAAATAAATTTTGCATTTATTTTTAATTTTTATATTATAATAAATATTATAATATGAAAATACATTTAACAGAAAATGATATACAAAGTTTAAAATATATAGCAAAAAAAATAGAATATAATCCTTATGATAATTCAGAATTGTTTTGTAATCAAATAAAAATATTATCAAAAGAAATTCATGAAGATTTAAAAAATAAATTTATAGATTTTAAAAATAATGGTTCAGAAACAGGTTTTTTATTAATAAATATACCATATTCACAGGATACATTACCTTTAACGCCAGATAGTAATAAATATTATATTGGTGGAAATACAGAACTTGCTAAAATTCAAGCCATTTTAATGAGTATAATGGGTATTATGGTTTCATATGAAGCAGAAGGAAATGGTAATTTATTTCAAGATATAGTACCAATCAAATCAATGTCAAATAATCAAACCAGTACAGGAAGCAATTTTGAATTAGAAATACATACAGAACAAGCTTTTTCAAAATTACGTCCAGATATTATAAGTTTAGCTTGTTTAAGAGGAGATATAAATGCTTTGACATATGTTTTGCCAGTTCAATATATATTATCTAATATGGATGATTATGAAATAGAACTATTAAAACTGCCATTATGGAAAACAGGAGTTGATTTATCATTTAAATTAAATAATGATTATTTTATTGATGGTGATATACGTGGTCCTTTTCCAATTATTCAAGGAGACGAAAAAAATCCTATTTTAATATTCGATCAAGATTTAATGTTTGGAATAACAGAAGAATCACAAGTTCTTTTAAAAAAAATTGTAAATATATATTATAAATATAGATTAACACATAATTTAATATCAGGAGACATTATTTTTATAGACAATAATAGAGCTGTTCATGGACGATCTCAATTTAAGCCATTTTTTAATGGTTTTGATAGATTTTTAGTGCGTAGTTTTTTAATTTTTGATTACGAAAAAGTAAAAGATGCTTGTGATAAAAAAAAATATATGATTTCCGCAATTTATTCTTAGTTCAATATTTTATCTATTTTAATAAATTCTGAAATAAAATAATCTATTTCATTTTCTGTAATATCACGATGAATAACTATTCTTATCAATGAAGATGACCAAACTGAAATTAATATATCCTTTTCTTTAAGAAAATTATATATTTTATTGGCATCACAATTTTGTAAAACATCCATAAAAATTATATTTGTTTGAATGTTTGAGTGAATACGAATATTTTTTAAATTTCTTAAATTATTCACAATTTTTTTTGCTTTTATATGATCATGTAATAAAATACCAGATTTAAAATCTTCTAATGCAATTAAACCTGCTGCAGCAAATATACCGCATTGACGCATACCTCCTCCTAATCCTTTACGTATTCGTCTTGCATTAGTTATAAATTCTTTTGATCCTATTAACAAAGAACCCACTGGAGCACCTAATCCTTTTGATAAACATACAGAAATAGAATCAACGTGTTCTACTATTTTAGATGGTTCAATACCACTAGCAGTAATTGCATTCCAAATCCTTGCACCATCCATGTGAATAGGAATATTATTTTGTTTTGCAATTTGTTTTAATTCATATATAAATTCTAAAGGTAAAACTTTACCTCCACAAACATTATGAGTATTTTCAATACAAATTAGTTTAGTAATTGGTTCATGTATATCAAATTCACGAATAGATTTTTTAATTTCCGTTAAATCCATTGTTCCATCTTCATTATTTTTTAGCGTACGATACGAAATTCCTCCAAATTGAGCTGCACCACATTGTTCAAATAAAAAAATATGGCTTTTGTCACCAACTAGTATTTCAGAACCACGTATAGGACACCATGCAAGTAATGCGGTTAAATTACTCATAGTTCCAGAAGGAAAAAATAATGCTGCTTCCTTATTGAACAAGTATGCTATTTGATTTTCTAAGCAGTTTATTGTTGGATCTTCTTGATAAACATCATCACCTACTAAAGCAAATTTCATAATATCTCGCATTTCACATGTAGGTTTTGTAACAGTATCACTTCTTAAGTCAATGATTTTCATGATTATGTAATATTCAAAAAACTATTTATATTTTATTCGAAGAATAATTTATTTTTTATTAATATAAAATTGAAAAGAATTAAATACTTATTTAATAAATTATACATGAGCGACTTATTTGATAATAATATGAAACAACCTACTTTTATATTTGTTGATGGAAGTTATTATAATTTCTATAGATATTATGCTTTAATGCAATGGTGGAAAATTGCTAAACCAGATGAACCATTAGATGAACCATATCAAAATATTGAATTTGTTGAAAAATTTAAAAAAACTCACACAGAACATCTTGAACAAATTCCAAAAAAATTAAAATTATCAAAAGATGCAAATCCTATTCTTATTATTGGTAAAGATTGTAAGAGAGAAGACATATGGAGAATGAAATATTATCCTGGTTATAAAGGAACACGTGATATAGGAAAAAATGATTTTAAAGGAGGAGCATTTTTTAAAATGGTATATGAGGAAAATTTATTTATAAAAGGTGGCGCAAAAGCAATTTTAAAACATCCACATTTAGAAGCAGATGATTGTATTGCTTTATCTGTAAAATATTTAATTAAAAAATATCCTGAATGTGAAATTTATATTATTACTAGTGATAAAGATTATTTACAATTAAATACAAAAAATGTACATCTTTATAATTTGGCATATAAAGATATTTCAACAAGTAAAGAATGTTATAAAGATCCTAATATAGATTTACAAATTAAAATTATTATGGGAGATAGCAGTGATAATATTCCATCAATATTTCCAAAATGTGGACCAAAAACTGCAAAAAAATGTATTGATGATCCAATATACTTTCAAAAAAAAATGTCTGAAAACCCTCAAGAATATCAGAAACAATATGAACTTAATCAGCTTCTAGTAAATTTTGAAAATATACCACATGAATTGCAAGAAGAATTCATTTTATCTATTCAAAAGAAGTAATAGGTAAATCGTCTTTTACAAAATATGCATGTCCGTCTCTTGTCCATTTTATAACCAATGTAATAATTTCTACTCCTGCATTTATTGCCTCTTTTACTGCAGATCTGTATTCTAGATCAATTAATGATGGTTGAAAACGATCTACATCTGTACGTTGTATTACATAACACATAATACAACGTGTTTTCGATTCTTTTTTTATAAGTGTTAGTTCTTTTATATGCTTAAGTGCTCTTGGACTTACAGGGTCAGTTGTTTTCTTTCTATATCCATCTGGAAAATAAGCAACTTTTGAGTCAATAGATCTATTTTCATAAATATTTACAGGTAAATTCTTACGTTCTTTAGCAGTAATATCTTCATAATCTGCCAAAGGTACATTTTTTACCTCCATAATGAATGGTATACCATTTTCATCAATACCAGTAAAATCAAAACGTGAATCTACTTTACCCTCTACATATATTTTTGTTTCTCTTTTCCAACATTGAACATTTTTTAATTTTTTTAATAAATTATTTTTTATAGAAGATTCTACTAATTCTTCAGCCAATTTAGGATTTATTCCAATAATTATTTCTGTATTTCTCTCTTTAAAGATACTTAATTGAACTTTATAGTTGCATACAGATTTTTTATTAGAATTACAATTTTCTTCCATAAGTATAGTTGCTCCTGCATCTGCAAGACCACAACAACCAAGAGATGCAGTATGACCTAATATTTCATTACCATTTTCATGAAGAATGTCTGCTACATATGGTGTTTTGCAAATTTTGGAAGGTCTTTTTATAATAATTCCTTGACTTAAGTTATTTAATTCTAAAATATTAAATGATGACATTTTTATATTTATTTATTTGAATCATTTATTATTCAATTTTATTTTTATTATTATTTTCATGATAAAAATATAGTGATATTATAATTAAGATTATGTCAACTCCACCAAATTATTATGATTATCTAGAATTAAATGATAATGCAACACAACAAGATATCAAAAAAGCATATCGTAAATTAGCACTAAAATACCATCCTGATAGAAATCCTGATCCAGCAGCTATTCCAGAATTTCAAAAAATAAAAGAAGCATATGAAATACTTAGTGATGTAGAACAAAAAAATTTATATGATTCAGTAAGACAAAGACCTCCAGCTTCTCCACCACCTCCAGCTCCAGTGAATTCAAAATATTCTTCATGGGGTAATTATTTTAAAAATCTTTTTTCTAAATTAAAAACTACAACTGCATCTAGTACCATACCTAGTCCCACATCTAGTCCCACATCTAGTACCATACCTAGTCCCACATCTAGTCCCACATCTAGTCACACACTTAGTCCCACATCTAGTACCATACCTAGTACCATACCTAGTCCCACACCTAGTACCACACCTAGTACCACACCTAGTACCACACCTAGTCCCACACCTAGTCCCACACCTAGTACCACACCTAGTACCACACCTAGTCCCACACCTAGTCCCGCAACTAAGGAAATATATGCTGAATTTACTAAAATGAATGATGAAGATGGTTTTATTTTAAAAATGCCAAATATATATTCTGGAGCAATAGATTATTATAATTTTTTAAAACCTCAAAGTGTTAAAATAAAATATTGGTTTAAAAAAATTGGTGATAAAATTAATAAAAATGACAAATTATTTGAATTATATGGTGTAAATTCTGCGGAATCAATACTAGTTTTATCATCTGTAGAAGGGTATCTAGCGTTTCATCTCCCTATTGAAATACCTATTAAATTTGGAGAACTTACTGCAATATTAACTGCAAATCAAGTAAATTATGAACAAGGAAAAAATATTTATAAAAATTTTTTATTAAAAAAACAAAAACAAGGACAAACTACTAACTCTAATACTTCTTTGCCTTTTTTTGAAAAAATATATAATACTCCTATTGATAATGCAAAAGGTACTTCTGAAAAAAAAGTAGATATTCCAATACCAAATCAGTTAAATATAACTATACAAACAAATATTCCTGGTTATCAAGAAATAATTTTTAAACCATCTATGATAATGAATGATTTAAGTAAAGACGATAACGTAGTTCAATTTAATCCTCTTATAAAATTAGATAAATCAAAAATTGAAAAGATACCATCAAATATTCGTGTTAAAGAATTTTTTAATAAGGGATTATTTAAATCACTAATTAATTTTATGAATGTTACGCCTGTAAAATCACTTACGTTAGCAAAACGTTATGGATATATAGATAATAATATTCGTATTATATTAAATTATATATTTGCAAATGGTTCTATTATAACAATAGGTGGAAAACCTTATACTATTGCAGATGTTAGGTGGACTACAGGTGATTGGAAAGTAGATCTTAAACAAAAAAAAGAAGAGTTAGATCCAAACAAAGTTACAGATCCTTATTTATATTCACAACTTGTAAAGGAAGACTTAATTAGCGGAGAACAACAATTAGATAAATTAGAAAAAACATTACCTGATGTAGTATACGGCTCAAATTTTACAGGATCAAAAAATGCTACAGCAAGAGGTAATATACAAGAACCTCAACCATCGCCATTACAACCATCACCATTACAACCATCACCATTACAACCATCACCATTACAACCTTCACCATTACAACCTTCACCATTACAACCTTCACCATTACAACCTTCACCATTACAACCTTCACCATTACAACCTTCACCATTACAAGAAACATATCCAGAAATGCCTCAAGAACCAGTAACACCTCAAGAACCAGTAACACCTCAAGAACCAGTAACACCTCAAGAACCAATAACACCTCAAGAACCAGTAACACCTCAAGAACAAGATCAAAGATCAGAAAATATTCCATTATTAACAAGACCGCCTCGTAGAAATCCTACAAGAACAGCAAGATTTACAGGTGTTTATCCAAGAGGAGGAGCACCTAATTATCCCTCTTATTATCCTTCTTCATATCAATATCAAAATTATCCGTACAACCAATCACCTTACTTAGCAAAACAAATGACTAAAAATGAAATACAAAATGATCCGTCAAAATTGGCATTTAATATAAAAATAGGATTAGAATTATATCCAGGTAGAGATATATCAAAAGAAGAAATAAAAACTCTAAAATGTAATAGTAGATGGGAAGATGTTAGAAAAGCATGGTCAGAATTTACTGGTAAACCTTATGTAATTAAACCAAATTATCAAAATATTAATAATGATAATAAAACACAAAATATGAGAAAAAAAGGTGGTGTAAAAAGAAAAACACGTAAAAATAAATAAATTTTTAAGTATTTATGAAATAGGAGCGGGAGCATATTTTTCGAAATCAAATTTTTTAAAAGCTTCTTTTTGTTGTTTTCTTTGCTTCTCTCTTTTGGCTTTTTCCAATACAGCAATAGCAGCAGCCATTTCTGATTCACTAACAACACCATCTTCATTTGTATCTAACAATTTATGCAGTATTCTATAATTGTGTGGTACTATACATAATTTACTTTCTTCATTGAATAAATAATCAGATAAAATAGTAAACACAGCAGTTAGACCAAGTGCAGTGTATATATCACGTGTACCCATCCATGCCATTGCAAAGACCAATAATTGTTTACTGACAGACCACTTCATGTATTCTTCTGTAGATTTGCTAAATTGTATTTGTATAAATTTAGAACCAACGTTAAGTAAAATCATAATTACACCAGCAAAAAATTTGCTGTTATTCATATACATGATATGATGATTGATATAATAAATTAAATTTAATATAGGTGTAAATATAGTAGTTTTTCCAACTCCTCCTCCAGTAGTATTTGGTGGAATATTTGGAGTATTTGATGGAGTATTTGGCGGTGAATTCATTTACTAAAATAACATATTATTATATTTTTATTATACCCACTAAAAATATAATATTTTTTTTATGAAATACCAAATTTATAAAATAAATCATCTATATTTTTTTTGGTTTTATCATAAAAACCCTCAGCGACTAAACGTGTTTTTCTAATAATGGGTCTATAAAATCCGCGTACTTCTGGTGTAAATGATTCTTTTTTTGATGAATATGAATTTATATACGCAAACAATAAAATAATAAATATAAAAAAACAATAATAATATAAATATTTCATATATAATTATTATAAAAAATTTTATTAAAATTGTGAAGGTGTACTTGAATACATTTGATTGTCAAATGGTTCTACATCATCACTTTTTTCTTTTATAGGTGATATTTCATTTGAATTTTTTCCTAGCTGCATATTTCGTTCCCTTTCAGTAGTATTGAATCCTTCACGTCCTATTCCCATTTCTGAAGCAGCAGCATTTGAAGCAGATATAGATGAAGAAGCTATTGTTTCCTTATGATAATTCTCAGCTTTTAATTTGTCTTCTATTTTTTTAATACTATCATCTTGTTGAGGATCAAATGCCTCTAAATAAAAAGAATCATCTTTATTTATCAAAATAATAATATACAACACAGCAATAATACCTAATGTAATATTAAAACAACAGATTGCTAAAATAAGAAAAATCAAAGATAAACGTCCTAAAATGGTATGGTTTAAGAAATGAAGTGATTTCTCTTGGCTAACTAAAAGAATAAAAAATAATAATGCAACTATACCAAACTTATGTTTGTTTATAAAATTCATCTCCATATAAATATTCAAATATATTTTTATTTATTGTATTGTTTTATAAATTATTATCTAAATTTTTAATAAGAGAATGTCTTCTACTTTAGGTTATTCAACATTAGATAATTATGATGATTCACTTGATAGAACTAATTATATAGATCAAAGACGACAAACACGCAATTCAACACGAAAAAGAAGAGAAAGTTTTATAACTAATAACAGACCTGTTCAAAATAAATTGAATCCTGCTATTTTAGAGCAAATGCATAATATGTCAAATGAAGATGAAGATGATGGCGATGCTTTTGATGTTCTTAAAACAACTTCTGTAGGAGTAGAAAAAGCAGAGAAAAAAGAACAAGAAGAAGTTTCTAAAAAAACACAAAATTCAGAATCCATGGTAAATATGAATAATGATGTATTGTTTAGGACATTAGGGCATGCTCCTCAACCTAATTATGAGGGAGAAAAAAATTTAGATTTAAATGACTACAGCAATTATGGTGATGAAAAAAAAAATGAAGAATATTATAAACGTGTTTTAGCAGGTTATCCGCAAAAAAAAAATGAACATATAAATTTAACAAACAAACCATATTATAGTCAAGTAAATTATAAACTTCCAAATAATGAAGAATCTGTGTTATTACAAAAAATGAATTATATGATTACTTTATTAGAAGATCAACAAGACGAGAGAACAAACAATGTAACAGAAGAAGTAATATTATATTCTTTTTTAGGAATATTTATTATATTTATTGCAGATACTTTTGTTAGAGCAGGAAAATACGTAAGATAAGTAATTTTATACGTATTTAAAGATAACTATATATAAATATATAGTTATTTAATATGATATTATTAGGTCCATATAATATTATAGGCACTATAGATTATTCTGGTTGGAAAAATCTTCAAGAAACTTTTGAAAATAATATATATCTAGAACCTATTGAAAATCCAGATATTATTTCTGGAACTATAAAAATTAAAGATGAAGAATATCCTATAGTGTATAATGCAATACAAATGCATCGTATAGATTGTGACATTTTTAATTATAGGGTTGTTTATATTCCAAAAGAAGGATATATAACAAATATTTTTTTATATATAAAATCTAATACAATAATAAAATTAGATAATAATAAAATTTTTTTCACAAAACAAAAAATTAGATCAGAAAATATGTATGATGCGTTTGAAGCGAATATAACATTAGAGTTAAATGAAGATATTATGAAACAATTTTTATTTCTTCATTAACAAGTAAATCCCTATTAAACTCAATAATATTCCTACAATTTGTTTCCAAGTATATTTTTCTTGATAAAAAAATATTCCCACCAATAAAATACCAATCAATGTACCACCTCTTAATAATAAACTATTTGTAAATGCACTATTTTCGTGTTCATATTCATAAATCATAAGAGTAGTATATATAAAAAATATAGAAGTAAATAACAAATATAAGATGTCTTTTATTTGAATATTTTGAATATTTTTTAATGATTCAAAACTTTCTTTTTTATTATAAAATGAATTAAACACAATAAAAAGAAAAAGTACAAATGAATAACTAAACGTTTCTAGATATAAGTATTCTTTTGCAGTTAAAACATTTCCAGTTAAGTATCTTCTATAATAAGGATCAACAGATCTTAATAATATTGAACCTAATAAGTGATACATATATTTTATATGTGTATTTTATTTTTAAAATTTTATATTATTTAATAGGATATCTTTATATATTTTAAAATTTATTTTTATATACATATAAAAAAATAATTATAATTAAAATGATTTAAACCAAAGATGCTATAGAAATATAATATACATGGTAAAATATATTATAATTCATAATACACATAATGGTTGCTATGATTTTCAATATTATGAAGATGAAGCAACTAGATTAAGACTCACTTCTATTACTATTAATCCACCAAAAGTGTTTTTATTTAATACTAGAGAAGAAGCACAAGATTTTTTTGAAGAATATATGAATGATGTTGATTGTATTGATAATCGTTGTAAAAAGGGGAATGATGTTGTTCACATGGATTATTGTACTTGTGGAATTATTGAAATGGATGAAGATGATAATCCAATTTTATTTTATAATAAAAAAAATCAAATTTTCTTATTAGAACAAGGTGCTCAACTTTTTCAACCTTCTCAAGAACTTAAAAATGATGTTAAAAATTTAAATTTAACAAACAATATTATGAGAAAATGTAAGACACTTGGTAGAGAACAACGCAAAAGATATATTGATTTAGGTAAATATTGTGAAGATTGTAATGAAAGGGATACAAAGCAAGAAGAAGAATCAAAAGAAGACGAAAATGTTATTATAGAAGAAGAAAAACAACCTGAGAAAGAAGAAGAAAAACAACCTGAGAAAGAAGAAAAAAAACAACCTGAGAAAAAAGAGAAAAAAAAAGAGAAAAAAGAGAAAAAAGATAAATAATTATCTAATTAACAATAAATACTTTATTAGAAGAAAATGTCGGATAAGCAAAGTTATAAAAAAAATAAGCGGTAGGACTTATTATAGATGGTTTAGTTTTTATTATAATATTATCAATAATGATATTATTATGTGAAATATTTTCAACAGCGCAAAAACCAAAAAAATTTTCAGCAGCAATTTTCCAAAAACTAATTTTAAATCCCTGAATAAAAATATTTTTTTCACAATTACAAATAGATGCAAAACAAGTAAGCACTTCCATATTTTTTTCAATTTGAATACAAGATTTTCTAAAAAAATAAGATGCTACAATATTATCTTCACACAAAATAGCATAAATAAAAATATTCTTTGTGTTTATTAACTCTATTATATTTGTCACTTCAACACATATAGATATATCAAAATACTTTTCTTGATCTCTAATAAAATTCAAAAGAAAATGAAAATTTTGTGGATGAATTTCCAATAATTTATATTCACTTGATAATTCTATGGGTTTTGTCCATTTTGCAACAGAAAAACCATAAGTAGAATATACACACAAAGGAACGATTCCAGTCAATTCATCTTCTCTCTTAAACAAAGAAACAACAATTTTTTTATTTATATGTCGTTGATTGTAATGGTGTGTTTGTATTAATTGAGGTGCAATTCCTTTCTTTCTATACATTTTATCAACACATAAATAATCAACATAATATGCATCAAACGTTGCATCTTTGTTACCATTATGAATTGCTATATGTACTGGTCGTGTTGTCATCACACCGATAACATGAGGAATCATAATAGTAGTGCCTTTTTTTGAGTCAAAATAATATGAATCTTCGTTATAAAAAGATATAAATGTTTTATCATTATGACCTCGTAAATAAGGAATAATATTTTCCGTTATAGGATCAAATATATTATCATTATTTTGTAAATAATGTGCTTTTATTAAATTGACAAATCTTTGTTTTTGTATGTCAGTTACATCAGAAATCAATATAGTTTCAATATTTTTAAAATTTGTATATTTATTTTTTTGAGGTAAAGTTTCATCAATAATTCCAGGTGCTCGAATCATATAACTTACATCATATATATGAAAAACAGGTTGAATAGACCAGAATCCAAATTTAACACGAATATATCCGTAAATGCATATAATAATTAGAGTACTGAAAAATAATAAGTAAGTTAAATATTCCAACATATTATTAGAGAGAATTTTTATTTTATATTTTTGCCGATAAAAGATTTATGATGGTTTAACAAAGACATATAAATATTGATGTTCATAACCGCATTTTACCATATCTATTTTTGATTGTAAAATAAATCCGACATCTTGTGCCATATTTACAATAGTAGATGTGTCTTCCATATAAAGCACTTGTTGTTGTTTACGAACTTTACCATTATTGTATTTAAATTTTTCATCAAATGTAGCGATGTCTTTTTCTTTATCTAAATTAAATTTAGATGTATAAACAAAATCTTCAAATGTTATTTTAGTATCTGTAATTCTTTCTTTTGCATATTTTTGAGGAGAAACAATATATAATGGATTTCCTGGAGGTAAAATAGGATCAAATGTCTCTCTTTCCACTAAATGAAGAATTAAATATCCACCAGGCATTAACCAATTTATTGCATTATCTAAGAAATAACGTTTATCTTTTATATAATATATAGTAAAATATAGACAAAGAATATGTGTAAGAGAATCAGATTTAAATAATCCATTATTTAATGCATCTCCTACAATAAAATTGCTATCTGGAAATTTTTCCTTTGCTTCTTCAATCATAGCAGGAGATTTATCAATACCTATTATTTTTAGGTTTTTATTTTTAAATTTATTCACATGATGTCCAGTGCCACAACCGATGTCTGCAATAATACTAGCTTCATTTGGATTTGTTGAATTAATTATTGTACCTACTTCATAATCATTTTTTGCAGAACTAAAAACTAAATAATCATAAATACTAGCATAAAAATCGTCATAAATTGCATCACCACTTTTAATTAAAATTTTAGTATTATCAATCATTCCTTCTTTAGAAGTTTTAAACATGATAACAAGTGATAATATAATTGCTAAAAAAATTAATATTTTTCCAAAAGGAGATAATTTATTATAAAAATTAGTAATGGATTTCAATATTTTCATCTATATGTATTGTTGTTATTTTTTTTGTATAATTTTTAATTATATGGGAGATACAGAAATCAATGATATAAGGTCATTAAGTGATTTTAAAGGAGTTTCTTTTTCAAAATTCAAAAAAACAGATGTAAAAAAAGAATTGCTAAATAGTTTAATCAATTCAAAAATTGAACCTGCATGTTATTGGAGTGGTGAACTTATTTGTGCAGGCCAATATAGTGATCTATGGGAATTAATTTTATATTTTTATACAAAACATATTCATTTAGGAAATCCTAAAATAGCAGTATATCTTGAATTAAGAATTCAGAATTTTAAAGAAATATTAAATAATGGATATATTAATAATGAATTAAGAATGAGAAATAATAATAAAGTTCGCCGTTTATTTGCCGAAATTATGTGTGTATTATGTGATGCAAAAAGAAAACATAGTTTTGATATTATTAAAATTAAAAAAGAAGACTTTGATATGACTCAATTACGTGACAAATTTAAAGCACCTAGTAATAAATATGCTCAAGAAATATTTTTATCTGAAGATCCAAAAGAATTATTTCCTGCAATTAATGAAATCGGGTATAATATTTCAGAAGAAGGAAAAAATGTTATTAATGCATGTTATTGGATTGAATGGATTATAGAATTTGAAACTATTTGCAAAAATAAAAAAGAAAAAATATTATGTGAACGACGGAATTATCCACAAGTAGATACAAAATTACAAAAAGAAATCATTTGGGTTTTATGGGATTTATTTTTTAATGAAGCAAAAAAAAGAGATAAATTTATTAAAAAATTGATGGATTCATTATTTAGTTTATTTACATTAAAATATAATTCTGGTTGTCATAGAAAAAGACGTAATATATTATATTTTGCAGTATCTATTTTATGTGAAAATATAAATAGTTCAGATGAAATTATTCGTGTATCACAGCATGAAATTGTAAGTAATATTCTAAAAAAAATAGATATGATTTATGAACAAATAAAAAAAAATGAAGAAACACCTGCAACTGCTTATTTATTTAAAGATGTAAAAACATATAATTTAGAAAAAACTATTGAAAAAATAGAAAAAATGAATTCATTTGGAGAAAGTTTTATACCTAGAGTATAATATATTATATGTATATTATATAATATGGTAAAACATAATAAAACACAAAATAGTGGAAAAAAACAAAGAAAAAATAAAACTCTTCGTTCATCTACTAGTTCAAATTTTTCTGCTTTTCAAAAAGAAGTTACATTGGTTTTTTTGGAAATGTTGATGATGGTAAAATTATATCATTGGAAAACACACTCTTATGCAACTCATAAAGCTACTGATGAATTATATGGTAAATTAAATGATAATATTGATCATTTTATAGAAGTTCTTTTAGGAAAGACTGGACAAAGAACAAATTTAATGAATCATAAAACGATGCGTCTTGCTGATTTGAGTTCTCCTGAAAGTTTAAAGAGAGAAATTTATAATTTTAAAGGATATTTAGTTGGTTTGAATAATAATAAAACTATGCAACAAATGTCAAATACTGATTTATATAATATACGTGATGAAATTTTAGGTGATTTAAATCAATTCTTATATCTATTATCTTTTAAATAGAGAGAAAAATCACCTTGTGCGAAATTATATTAAAAATTAATATATATATTTTTAATATAATGGAAAATACAAATACAAAAAGTCTATCAGATTCCATCTTAGAATTAACAAAATCAGCACCTAGTATGAGTGAATCTGTAAGTTCCGTTTCTAATGCAACTTCTAAAGTAGTAACAGAAACTGGTTCAGGTTTTTTGGGTTGGATTGCAAGTATTAGTTGGTTTACTTGGCTTATTATTTTTATCATATTATCATTTCTAGGGTTTAATATTTTTTATTATTTAGCACAAGGTACACAAGATATTAACTATTTGTTTGCACCCATTTTACAAAAAATTTTAAGTTTTACAATTGGTACTACTAGTCAAACCATTGATGTCGCTGCTGAAGGAGGAAAAGCTGTTGCTACTGGTGCTGCAACTGGTGTAAATACAGGTCTTACTGCGGTTCAAAATGTTACTCCAAATAATGCAAAAAGTAGTGTATCTTCACAATCAATTGAAACTGAAGTAAATGAGGATATCGAAGATGCAAAAACAACTTTAGACAAAGCATTAAGCAAAAATAATTCAAAGAAAAATGAAGATGATTATGAACCACATGAAGCATCAAGTTCTGTACATCATACTGGAAAAAAAGGATGGTGTTTTATTGGAGAAGATAGAGGATACAGAACATGTTCTAAAGTAAATGAAAATGATAAATGTATGTCAGGTGATATTTTTCCAACTCAAGAATTATGTATTAACCCAAATTTAAGAACCTAATAAAAAATTAATTTTTTATTTTAATTTTTTATTTTAATTTTTTATTTTAATTTTTTATTTTAATTTTTTATTTTAATTTTTTATTTTAATTTTTTATTTTAATTTTTTGATAGAAAATTTATGTTTTCTTCTACCATGTTTTTTTGTTTTTAATTTTATCATTTTTTTATTATTTCTAGTTTTTTTAGATTTTTTAGATTTTTTTATTGTTTTCTTTCTCCTTTTTCCACCATAAATCTCTGAAACACCTAATGGAGAAGGTGGCGCAAAAATATTTCCTTTTGCTAGTCCTTGTTCAATTTCAGTTTCACTTTCTATATCATCTATCTTGTTTAAAATATCATTACCTATTCTATTTGTTAATAAACATATATTTTTATAAAATATATTATAATCAGATAAATTAAATAAATTGTTACTATGATAAATACCTTTTAATGTTTGAATTTGACGAATTAAATTTAAACGATGACTTGAATCGGTGAAATTATTTATATTTAAATTAAAATAATTACCTAATTGATAAGATAATTCAATAGCAAGATCTTCTTTTTCAAAATCATTTGATGAACCAAAAAATAAATTAGCTAAGTAAATATTTTCATTGTTTTGTTTTTCAAACATAAGTAAAATCTCATACAAGAATTTATAGGTATCATAATCTAATGATTCATAAATATTTTCGTTTTCTAATTGATGTATCATTGAAATACCTACCATATAAAGTACTAATTTGTTCAAATCATAAAATGTTGTAATATTTTCTAAATAATATTTTAATATTTTTTTTCTTCTCTCTGTGTTTAAATATGAAAAAGAATTATTATTACCACCACGTTGTTTTTTATATAATTGATATTTTTCTTCATCTTCAATAATCATGTTGTCTGAATCTTCTTCTAACTCTTCATCTAAACTTTCACGTGTTCTTTTATTTAAAACATTTCCTGTGTATTTGTGACATAAATCATTATTAATTTTTTCTTTAATAATTGTGTTTTGTTCTTGAACTACATATTTTAAATTATACAATGACGTATTTTTAAATATGGTTTCAAAATTACCTCCTGTCATTATCATATCTTGTGAAGGTTCTGCTTTAAATGTAGCAATTACTTCTTGGCAAAAAGACATAATAATAATCATAGGTTTTTCCTTTGCTCTACTACTTTCATAATTTTGAAATATTAATGTAGGAACTTTAAACGAAAAATTATAAAACATGTTGTTTAATGTATATTGTATATCATTCTCCAAAAATGGAAAATATTGTAAAAAACTAAACATTTGTGTATTTTTAATAACAGAACTACTCAATGTTCTAGTGCTAATCATAGTTAAAGCTCCGCCTCCTGTAAAATCTAATTTACTAATTAAAGTAGAAAAAGAGTTATTTTGAATTTGCCACTTATTAACATTATCTGTAATACATAATTGTTGTATATTTTTCAAATTGTTTATTAATTCAGTTAATTCTATTTTTATTTCTTTTATTTTTATCAATTTATTTTCAATAGTAATAGATGAATCTTCTTTTAATTGTTCTATTTGAGAACTAATTTTAATTAATGAATCATTTATAATCGGTTTAAAATTTTCTGGTGGTGTTAATTCAGTGCAAAATGAATAAAATATAAAAACATTTGTAAATAAATCTTTTATTTTATTCTTAAACTCTATTAAATTTATCGAGGCATTATCTTGTATATTATTTAATTCATTTATTAAACTATTTTCAATTATTTGATTTTTAAAAACATTTTTTTTTTCATCATAAGCATCTTTATATGAAACTTTTTTTTGTTCAATTTCTTCAAGATTCGCGCTTCTAAATGGTTCCATAATAATTTCACAATCTGCAAATTCAGAAATTAGTAATGACTCAGGATCCTTTTGTAAATCAAATAACATTATAGTTCCAGTTTGTCCATGTGTAAACAATGTATCAACGCCACTAAATAATGCATATGCAAGAGCTATTCTATCATGTGTCATAAAATAAATATTATTAATATTTGACCTATTATATTTTTCATAATTATTAATACTATTTTTATAGGTTCTTGACAATAATAATAAGCATAATAATACTTGTAGCCAATCACCAGATCTTTTTTGTTGGTATTTCACATTTGTTTTAAAAATAGCTTTAGCATTATTTAAAAACTTCATTATTTCTGAACTTACATATTCTATTGCATTTTCTTCTTTTGGATTATTTATTTGAACATTTTCACCTGTTTTATCTGTAATAATAAGTGTACAACCTTCACCATTAATATCAGTTTGTAATTTAAAATTATACTCAGTAAAAAATTTATTTAACGGATTTTGTTGATCATAATTATATATATAAGAAACAACACGTGGATCATCTGGTTCTAAAAATATAATTTTGACACCAGTTTCTCTATCATATTTTGAACTCCAAGAAGATTTACCAGCAGGATCATTTCTTGTTTCCAAATCATCTATAATATAAATAGTAAACCATTCACCATTTTCTAATACTTTTTCTCCTTTTTTTAATATAGACAATATACTAATAGCTGTAGCATCAATAACTAATGCACTATTATGTTTTATTTTAAAATCATCCACAAAAATTTTTGCATCAATATATTTATCATCATCATTTCTATCAAAATTATCAGATAAATTTAGTGCAGTGTTGCCTATGACATTAAAACGTTTATCATTTATTGTTGTAATATTATGATTTAAAAAATTACTTTTTTTGTTTTTTTCATTTGTATCTTGAAAATAAAATAAAGGTGAATATAAATTTGTTCTTCTATTATTACTAGGTAAGTTATTTATATTTTGATAACAAATATCACTACTTTCATCTTGATATTCACTTGGAGGAGGCATTGATGATAATTTTACAACACTACCTAATGTTAATGCTTCGTTTAAAATATCATAATTACTATTATTTCCTGGTAATCCAGATGCAAATGAAGTTTTCTTTTTAACTAAATATTCTAATATAGATGTATAATTATGAAAATCATGTTTTGCATCAGCAACTGATGCATTTGTTAAAAATTGATTATCTATTTCTATATTATTTATTATTGAGGTATCTGACATTTTATATATATTAGATTAATAAAATTATAAATAAAATTATAAATAAAATTATAAATAAAATTATAAATAAAATTATAAATAAAATTATAAATAAAATTATAAATAAAATTATAACTTTTATCTTATTTATAAGTAATAATATTGGATGGCGCTGATTCAATTGTTCCGCTAACTGATTTGATATAAATTTGATCATTTATATTTAAATTGCTAAATATATAAGAAGTAATTGTATAAACAACACTAATAAATAATTTATCATTTACATATATATTAAAATTTGATATAGGTACTTGACAATTATTTATATATTTCCAAGACAAATTGAAACCATTTATAGAAATGGTTGGAGGGTCAGGTTTTAATGCACTCTCGAAACCTTTATAATTTAAAGGCCATTTATCAGTACTATTATTCATAACATATCGAGGTTTTGGAAACCAACTTTGTGTACCTGGTTTCCAACATAATACAATTGGTCTTCCAGGAACATCTGAAGCATAACTTGGGTTACATATAAGACCTGCACGTCTTCTTTCATTGACAATTTGATTACTACATGGATTTACATGTACACCACAAATTAATGTACCACCATCTAATAATGATCCATTTGTAGTACAATTATTTGGATTTGGAACGTCATACTGATAAGGTCCTGAAATATTATTAGGTTGTCCAACTAATTGGTTAGGGAATGGAATATTAATACCCCCGACACGTAATAATCCAGTAGTATTTGGATTACTATACGTATCACTTTGTGTTGCAAAAACTTTTGTTCTACTAGGTCCATAACCTTTTGCTAATTGTGTATAACGTTGTTTTTTATTTAATTGTGCACTATTTGCTTTATATTGCAATACATTTCCTTTATTATATAATTGTAATTGATAAATTCCTTCAACGTAACTAACTGGTTGTCCAGTGAATACAGATGTTCCAGTGGTATAATTGTCATTTGGATTTAAAAAAGTGCATACACTCTGAACACGACTCCATACACGAGGAGGTTGTGGTAAATATTTAACATTTGACATTCACCTTTAGAAAAGGTATAGGCAATAATTTTGTAAAAATAAAAAAATTATTTTTATAAATTTAATTTATTCTAAAATTTATAAAATTGTCAAAATATTTTTTATACATCTCCTACATCTGGATTAAAACCATTTCCAGCACCATAAAAGAACCAACGTAGAGATAAGAAGTTAAACAAAGTGTCGTTAATACCATTATTTCCTATCATTTTAGTATTAGGGCCATTTTCTACTAATTTATGAATTGCAGCGGTTCCTAAAGCATAGTTATAATACCATAAATTGGAAATATATCCATCAAATCCTCCATTAGCTGCAACATACACATTTCCATAATTTTGTTTAGGAACACCAACCAAATTAATGCTTCTGGCAATAGTACCATTTATATAAACATCTAAAGTATTATTTTGACATCGTATTATAACATTAATCCATTTATTAATAGGAATATTTGGTATTGGAATTTCTTCATTAATTACATTATATGTATTCATTACAATAATAATAGTGTTTTTATTAGGAGCAATATATAATCCAGGAGCATTATTAGGTTCCATCATTCCATTTGAACCAATAGTGTAATTGCCTTTGCTAAATATATGCTTATAAGTTTGAGTGGAATCCACTGAATTCATAAAAAACCATATTGACCATGTGAATTCAATACCATCATTTTCATTTGTAGAACGATAAATTGTTTTTGCACCCTGTTGTGAAGGATCTTGATTGAAAACCATCATTTGTCTTGCATCTATCATTCCATCTATAAGGTGAGGTGAATCAACAGGTTGCATAAAATACAACAAACTTGAAATACCAACTCTTAATAATATAATAAATAAAAATATAACCAATAATAAAAAAGCAAAATTTGATACTAAATTATTTGATTGCATAAAACCTGGACTTCCATAAGCACCAAAAGCGGCGGAATTTCCATATCCAGTATTACTAAAAGGATTTACCTGTGATATTGAATTTGACATAGAATTAAATGGATTATTATTTGAAAATGAATTCATTATATATATTATATATATAAAATGAATAAAAATTTTGTTGATTGTTAAATATATTAAAAGGTAATACTACTTTTTTCACTACCATTTTCCATTAATGCTATTTGTACCTGATAAGTACCAAACATACTTAAACCATTAGAGTATCCAGTTGTATATATATTCCAAATTTCTTGAGGGTTCAATGCATTAGGATAATATTGTATTTTAGATGTCCATCCATCAAAACCTCCATTTGGTGTAACATATAAATCAGCAGCATTATTAACATGTGCTATACCTGGTAATAAACATGTTCTTACTAATTTTCCATCAATATAAACATCCATTGATCTTCCATAAACACTCACCACTAAATTTACCCATTTTTGAATAGGAACATTTGCTACCATGCATGTGTGAATAACACTTTTTCCAGGATCAGTTGCTGTTGGTCCAGAACCAGGATAACATGCTAAAGAGATTGCTACATTATTCTCAACTGCACCTAAAACAATAGCAGGACATGGATTTACTCCACTTACACCTTCAATAGACCCTTTTTCACTGGCGCTTTGTGATCCCATTCTTCCTAGTATTACTTTCTTTTCACCATAACGATAATTCCAATCATTTACATAAAACCAAACAGAATAAGCAAAATTACTTGCTTCTGCTTCTCCATTTTTTGCTAAAGAAGACGCGCTAATTGTTGTAGCATCTTTTCCATTTTTAATATTTTGAAGAGTATATGGATCAACTATTAAATATCTTATAAACATTACAATCAATACTAATATAACAATTATTATTAGAATAGTTAAAGGGTTCATTATATAATATACATTTAAAAATTTTCTACATAATTCTATTTTTACTAAATAATTTAGTATTTTGTAAAATATTTTGCAATTTATTTTATTCAACATAATCATTTCATTTTTGTAAATCTTTTATCAAAATCGTTTTGGTTGATTCATTTAGTACAGGTGGAGATTTATTTTTTGCCATATTGTATAAATAATACATATTTGTTGTTGTTAATGGTTTTCTAAAATAAACAACATTACAAATACCTCCTTCAATTCCATTATTTTGACCTATTGTTAAATTATCTAATTTATAATAAGGAATAACGCCTATATTTGATTTCACTAATTCTCCATTTATAAATATATCTAATGTTCCTCCACTATAATTTATTATTATATTATTCCATTTTTGTAGTAAGAAATTATTATCTTTGTATAGAATACGATTTCCATTATCGTCATAATCAGTTAATTTATAATGTTTATTATTTGGTTGTTTAGTAATTTCTTTATCTTGTTCCATAGTTATCATAAGGGTATTTGTACGGCCATTATAAAGAATATTTGGTTTTCCTCCAAAATTTAATAAAGAAGTGTAATTATTATAATTACTATTCATATTTGGTGGAGCAGCATGAATAAATACCCAAAAAGATAATCCATATTGATAATCATATTCTTCACTTTCATTTAATTCTTGATAATTACCTAATGCATATTCTGAATTAGTATTTACAGGTTTATTGACCAATTGTTTTCCACCCTGTGTACTAATATAATTAGAAACTGATGGCATATTAAAATAAATAATCATTAATAACATTACTGAAATAAGCATTAATAAAGATCCTGCATCACTTGTATAATCACCTATTATTATTTTTCCAAACATGTCATAAATATTATTTAAATAACAAGGAATATAAAATAATATACTCATCATTAGATTTAAAAATGAATTTTTTTTCTCATTTCCACCAGGTGAAACACTAATTATTTTGTATATAAGACCTAAAATAATAACAACAATTGCAATATTTAAAATTAAATAAGCAATACTAGATTGACCAGAATAATCTTGTATAGTAGTAACTATCCAAGAAATAAATAATCCAGATATAACAATTCCAATCAACATTAATAATGAACGTTTAAATATGTTTAAATTTCCACTAGATACATTTTTATCTATTAATTCAGGAAAACTATTAGATACAATCAAAATACTCCATAATATACTAATTATTAATCCTATTATAAAAAATGCTGAAAATAATTCACCTTTTTCATTTACAAAATAACTCATAATTGTAAAGAAAAACAAATATATTATAAAACCTGTACTAAGATAATTTGTAAAAGGAGAAAATTTATTAAATAAATTAGAAGGTGCACCTTTTTCTGGTGTATCTGGTAAAGTTATAACAATAATTAAATATAATAAACCAAATACACCTAATAAAATAGATAATAAAAATGAAAAACCAAAATATTTTGAAATATAACCTCCTGGATCAGCATTATAAAAAATAATGAATGTAGCAATCAAACACAAAAATAATAAAACTGCTTTAATACGCTCGTAATTAATATTAAATTCATCTACATAACTATAAGTTGATGATTTGTAAAAAACAAAAAGACCAAAAATTATAAGAATAGGAAGAATAATATAAGCAAAATCATTAACAATTGTTGGCGACATGAAACCAAAAAATAAAATCAAACCAATTGTATATAAAATAGCATAAGTTACATTACTTATTTGCAAAAATAAATTTTTTAAATCTTTAATATTTGGTAATAAATAAGCACATAAAATAATAATTATTAAAGAGAAAAAAAATGTTGATAAAACGTTGTTTAAAATTTCTTTATCTGATTTTCCTTTTTTAAGAAAAATATTTACTTTAAAATACATTAATATCAAACATACAATTAAAAATAAAATTATAGCAAGTATTATATAAAATACCTTTGGTGTTTTAATATTAGGTAAAACATTTTCATTATTATTTGAATTATCCATATATTACTATATCAAAATATTATTTACAGCAATACTGACTTTATTTCCCAATTTACAAATGATAAATTGATAAAAATATATTTTGATTACGTAATCAATAAAATAATATCCTTAATTACTTTTTATTTTTTACATATTTTCACTAGCCGTTTTTCTTCCATGACAATTTCTACATAAAGCAATTAAATTTTGTACTTCATTACCACCACCATATTCAAGACGCAATTTATGATCAATCTCAAAAGTATGATCTAATTGTTGTTTACAGCTTCCACATTTCCAATCTTGACTAGCAGCAACATATTTTTTCTTGGTTTCACTTACTGAACGTTTTGTTCCGTTTCTACCAGAATTTAACATTCTTTTTTCTCCGCAAAATCCAGCACCTAATCTAGTGGTATCTACATCATTTAATGATTCCATAAAAGATTTATCTCCATCATGAGTATAATCAATAATAGGACTTAACATATCCATTGATGTTTTATCAATAGGCATAAATTTAACTAAATTATTCGCATATAACAACATATTTCTACCTTGATTTGGATTTCGTTTTAATAATATGTAAATTCCTATTCCTAATGCAGCATAGAATATCATTTTATAATATTTTTTAAAAGACCATAACATTTTTGTATATTTACCATCTGAATATGCATTATAAATAAAAAAAGCTGTTAAACCTAATACAAATATTTCTAATCTCATATATATAACAAATAATATATATGATATTATATTTTTCCAGTAAATAATTAAATTATAAACAAAAATTTTTTATTTACATTCTTTTTCTTACTCTTAAACCTTCTCTTTTATTTTTAATATCGTTTTTTTCCTCGTCAGTGTCTTTTTGTTGTTCGCGTGCTCCAGAAAGACTCGTATATGCTTCTTGACCATAAGCACCTTGTAATCCAACACTTCTAAAAATAGCTTTATGTTGATCAATTCGTGCAATTCTAAGCATAGCTAACGCAATAACAATATAAGGTAACAATACTAAAAACCAAGAAATAGCAGAAAAACCTTTCTTGCATAACCAACCTAAAATATAAGTCCATATGAATGCAAATATTAAATTCATAAATACTCTTCCAAAAGTAACACCTCTAAATAATGCAACAATTGATGCAATCACTGCTATTCCAAAATAAATTTGGGCAGGTGTACAAAGTTTTTTGAACATCTTATCCATTTATATATTATTTATATATTTTTTTTTATTTTAAATGATAATAAAAAAGGTTTCTTAAATCTTCTTTGTTTTGGACGTCTTTTAAATGAAACATTTGTTTTCATAAAACTATTTTTTTTTGTCTTATTATTTCCTTTAGCTGTACCTATATTTATTATTTTACGAAACAAATTACTTAATTCTTCTAAATCTAAATATAATTTATTCATTGGGATAGGTTCATGTCTTGGATTGTACAAATATTCAACAAATAAATATTTTATTTTATTAAATATTTCTATTTCTTGTTTTGTTAATTTAGAATAGTTGCGTGATAATATTTCAATAAAAACAAAATATACACTAATAAACCCCCATATATCTACTATTTTAATAAATACATTATCCAAATAATTACGCAAACACTCTTTTACTGGTATATTATATTTTGTAAAATGTATTAATATATCTGAAATATAATTAATAATGTAATTCATCGTTATTTGAGTTTCAATCATTAGAGGTTTTTCATTTTGATGTAATTCTTCAATTGAGTTACTGAACAATTCAAACATTATCTCGTTCATAAATTTATAATGACCTGCTCCTCTCTCCTTCATCCATGAAGAAATATAATCTATTATAAATGGTCTTAGTTCTATTTTATTAATTTCACCACCTTCTTGTAAATATTTTGTATATTTTTCTACAAAACTATCAGAAAATAAAATAACTGAAAAAGGAACATTAAATTGGAAAGGACGATTTCTCCATGAACTAGGAAAAGTATGATTTTTAAATGGTATATATTGTACTGCTAATCCCCAGTCAATTAATCTAGTTGTTTCATCTTTATCAATTAAAATATTTGAGTCTTTTATATCACAATGATATATATGTTTCTGATTCATAGGAAGAATACCTTTTTTTAATAAAACAAATAAATTATGATGAACATTATACATTTTTTCAAAAGAACCATTTTCATATAAATAATCATCTACTGGTAGTCCTCCATTTGGTATATTTAATACCATTAACTTGTCTAAGTTTTTGTTTAAATTTGTTCTGGTTATGTTGTCTTTCGGTAATGCTTTACATTTACTTGAATAATCTTTCAAATCTTCACTTGAAAGTGTTGCAGGTTTACATAAAGCTGCATCGTATATTAAAAAATAATTACGATAATCTTTAATATCTTCTAATATTTTTTTTATAGAGATAATTTCTTCATATTCAGATATTGCATGTTTATCAGTCATTAATTTTGAAATTTTATTTGGAGAACGTTTATTTTCTCCTTCACATCTTAAAGCTGGACTAAATACACATCCAAACCCACCAGATGCTAATACATTTCCACCTTTTTCAATATTTTTTTTTGTAATTGATTTTTTTTTATATAATTTTATATTATTCTTTTTTTTCATTATTATATATTATATAATATTATTTTACTATATGTGCTATTATATTTTACTTATCATATAAATAATAAATAATTCCTCCTAAGCCAAATAAAATGAATAAATATAAAAATTTACCTTGCATTTTATAATATTCTGTAAATTTTTCATCTTTTGATTTATATTCATTGTAATATTGTATAAAAAAATCATTTAAAGAAATCTCTGGTTTCTCCAGAGCTACATTTATTTTGTTATGAATAAAATGCATCCAACGAACAAAAGAATCACGATTATCTAAATAAGGTGTTATTGGATATTTTTCAATTAATTTACTAAATGAAGTAGATATTTCATCTACAGGAAGGAATAATGGAAGATTTTGTATGAATTCATAATATTTTTTTTTTGTAACTGCATTTGGATGATGTGGATATGTCATTGCTAATGTGTGTAAAAAAAACCAATAATGGGGACCCCATATTTTTGGATCAAGATAAATAGTATGCATAATTTTGCATTAGATATATATAAAAATAATATAATATAAACATAACTTTTTATATAAATTAACGTTCTATATGAATAAAAATATAAATGTATGTAATAATTGTGGTAAACCAGGACATATGTTTCATCAATGTAAATTACCTATTACTAGTTATGGTATCATTTTATTCAGACCTAGTAATCAAGGTTTACAATTTCTTATGATACGTCGAAAAGATAGTTTTGGATATATTGATTTTATACGTGGAAAATATTCGCCTTATAATATTCATCAATTACAAACTATGGTAGATGAGATGTCTATTACAGAAAAGGAGAGAATTCTTAAAGAACCCTTTGAAAAATTATGGAATCAAATGTGGGGTGATACTTCAAAAACACAATTTAAAAATGAAGAAATAGCATCAAGTAAAAAATTCAAACAAATTAAAGAAGGTGTTACTATTTATGATGAAACATACACACTTAAAGATATTATTGATAAAAGTGAAACAAGATGGACAGAAACAGAATGGGAATTTCCAAAAGGAAGAAGAAATTCAAAAGAAAAAGATTTAGATTGTGCAATTAGGGAATTTGAAGAAGAAACTGGAATTCCTATTTCTAAAATTAAAATTATCGAAAATTTATTACCTTTTGAAGAAATATTTATTGGAACTAACCATAAATCATATAAACATAAATATTTTTTAGCTTATATCGGTTACTATGATGATTGTTTGGAAAATTTTCAAATAACAGAAGTTAGTAAATTAGAATGGAAAAATATAGATAAATGTTTAGAAGATATAAGACCATATAATTTAGAAAAAAAAGCATTAATTACAAATATTAATAAAGTATTACAAGAATATAGATTATATTCATAATATATAGTATTATGAATGAACAACCAAAATTTAAGAAACCTATTGTTATTGATTCTTCAGAAAGTTCTCTTGATACAGAAGAAGAATCTTATTTTAATCAAAAACCAGAATTACAACCAGAATTAGAAAATGTATATTCAACTGAATCACTTGATTTGGAGGGAAATAATCTCCAAGAAGAATATGAAAAGATAGGTGATTGTAAAAATGAAAATTATTATTCACCAGAGTGCAATAAATTTTTATTAAAAAAGGAATTATTAGAACGCAATTATCTTTCTCAACATCCTGATGATACACCTCAATTATATCCTAATTTAAATGATAAAGAATTTAATATTAAAATTGCTTCCAAAAAAGAATTTAATGATACTAAATATGATGGCAAAATTTATGAAAATATTAAGGAACAGGCCGATATTTTAGCAAAGGCGGATTTTGAATTACAACCACATCAAGCTTTTGTTAAAAACTTTATGTCTTTTCAAACACCTTATAATAGTTTACTACTCAATCATGGGTTGGGTACGGGTAAGTGTATGAAAAAAGGTACACCAATTATGCTGTCAGATGGAAGAATTGAATTAGTAGAAAATATTAAAGAAGGAGATTTTTTAATGGGCGACGATTCTACGCCAAGAAAGGTTCTCTCTATTGCAAGAGGTCAGGATAAAATGTATGACATTATTCCTGTTAAGGGTGACAAATATACAGTCAATCAAGAACATATTTTATGTTTAAAGGCTTCGGGATTTCCAAAGTTATGTCGTAATAACCATAAGGCAAATACCAATTATAATGTGCAATGGATTCAAAATAATGAATTTCAATCAAAAACATTTACTTTTAATCAAACAAAAAATAATGAACCACAAATGAAAGAAGCAGCAGAAAAATTTTACAATTACATCTTAAATAACTCAGAAACAAGTGATAATGTCATTGAAATTGCAGTAAAAGATTATTTAAAATTATCTGAAAAGAAAAAGGCAATGTTAAAAGGTTACAAAGTTCCAGTAAATTTTGAAGAAAAAGTATTACCTTTTGATCCTTATATGATTGGTTATTGGTTGGGAGATGGACATTCAAATCATACTACAATTACTAGTCAGGATTCTGCGGTAGTTTATTATTTTGCCAAAAATATTCCGAACTATAATATTGACTTTACATACACTAGTAATTATCATTATAGTATTACTGGTAAAAAGAATGAAAATCCATTTTTAAATACATTAAAAGAATTAAATTTATTAAATAATAAACATATTCCAATGATTTATAAATGTAATTCAAGAGAGAATAGATTAAAACTACTAGCAGGTTTATTAGATAGCGATGGTCATCTTGATAATACTAATTCTTGTTTTGAATTTACACAAAAAAATGAAATTTTAATGGATGATGTTATTTATTTGGCTAGAAGTTTAGGATTTGCATGTTACAAGGCAGAAAAAAATACATCATGGACATATAAAGGAGAAGAAAATATTGGTAGAGCATATCGTATTCATATTTCTGGTGCAGGTTTAGAAGAAATACCTACACAAATACCTAGAAAAAAAGCTTGTCCAAGAAAACAAATAAAAGATGCTCTAGTTACAGGTATTAAAGTAGAATATGTAAATGAAGATGATTATTATGGTTTCACTTTAGATGGTAATTGTAGATATTTAATGGGAGACTTTAGTGTTACACATAATACTTGCAGTGCAATAGGTATATGCGAAGAAATGCGCGATTATATGAAACAAATGGGTATTAAAAAAAGAATAATAATAGTTGCCTCCGAAAATGTACAAGATAATTTTAAATTACAATTATTTGACGAGAGAAAATTAAAATTAATTGATGGTGTATGGAATATTCGTGGTTGTGTAGGCAATAAATTATTAAAGGAAATAAATCCTATGAATATGAGAGGCATGACAAAAGAAAAGGTAGTTAGTCAAATTAAAAGTTTAATTAATACTTATTACATTTTTCTAGGTTATGTTCAATTTGCAAATTATATTATAAAAACTATGAATTATTCAGAGGAAGTTCAAAAACAAAAATTTGAAAAAGAGAGAAAAGGAAGAAAAACTACAAAAATTCAAATGTTAAAAGATGTAAAAATTGAATTGAATCAAAGAATCATTAACAGACTCAAAAAAGAATTTGATAATCGTCTTATTGTAATAGATGAAGTACATAATATTCGTAAAACAGAAGATAATGAAAATAAAAAAGTTGCGATCAATTTAGAATTACTTGTGAAATCAGCAGAAAATATGAGATTTTTACTTTTATCTGCAACACCTATGTATAATAGTTACAAAGAGATTGTTTGGTTGTTAAATTTAATGAATACAAACGATAGAAGAGGAAGGGTAGAAGTACGAGATATTTTTGACAAACATGGAAATTTTAAAAAACAAGGTGAAGAACTTCTTATTAGAAAAGCTACAGGATATATTTCTTATGTTAGAGGTGAAAATCCATATACTTTTCCTTATAGAGTATATCCAAATATATTTGCAAAAGATCATACTTTTCCTGCAATTGAATATCCGTCATATCAAATGAATCTAAAAAAAATTAAATATGAAGATAAAAAACGTATTTTGAGTCTTTATTTAACCAAATTGAATGAATGTAATAATTGTGGTAGTTGTCAATTGTGTGCATATAAATATATTATTTATAATTTAAGAAATAAACAATTTACAATTACTACAAAAACTGGTATTGTTAGAGATATGCCAAATTTTGAAAATATGGAATCATTTGGTTATACTTTATTACAAACACCATTAGAATCCCTTATCATTTCGTATCCTGTTCAAGGATTAAAAGAAATATTGGAATCTGTACCAAAAGAATCCGCATCTCAAGATTTTTCTGAAAGTTTTTCAGAATTAAAAGATGATGAAGATGAAGATGAAGATAAAGATGATGAAATAATTGAGCCTATAAAAGAAAGCAAAAATGAAGAAGAATCTGATACTACAAAAACATTATTAGATTCTAGATTAAACGATTTTAGTAATAAAACATTATTAGATACAAATTCAAAATTAGGTGGTTCTGAAAAAAGAACTATTGATCCTCATTTACTTACTGGTAGAGCTGGTTTAGAGAGAATGATGACTTTTATAGACAATAGATCACCACCTATGAAAGGAGATTTTGAATATAAAAAAACTACTCTGGAAAAATATGGGAAAATATTTTCCAGTGACAAAATCGGAATGTATAGTTCTAAAATTAAAACAATTTTGAATAATATTTTTGATCCGCAAACAGGTATTATTAGTGAAGGTGTAATTCTTATTTATTCTCAATATATTGATAGTGGTTTAATTCCAATGGCATTGGCATTGGAGGAGTATGGTTTTACTAGATATGGTGATAATAATGCAAAACCATTATTTAAGAATACACCTACACCTGTTGTAGATGTTAGAACAATGAAACCACCTCAAGATAAGAAAAATTTCTTTCCAGCTCGTTATGCGATGATAACTGGTGAACCTCGTTTGTCACCAAATAATGATTATGAAGTAAAAGGATTAACTGGAGAGGACAATAAAGACGGGCATAAAGTAAAAGTGGTTCTTATTTCTAAAGCAGGTTCTGAAGGAATAGATTTTAAATTTATTCGTCAAATCCATATATTAGAACCATGGTATAATATGAATCGCATTGAACAAATTATTGGACGTGGTGTTCGTAATTTTTCTCATAAAGATTTACCTTTTGAAAAGAGAAATGTAGAGATTTTTATGTATGGAAGTATATTAGGCGACACTTCAGAGGAAGCTGCTGATTTATATGTTTTTCGTGTTGCGGAATATAAGGCTATTCAAATTGGAAAAGTAAGTCGTGTATTAAAAGAAACATCAGTAGATTGTATTATTAATCATGATCAAACGAATTTTACTCAAGAAATAATGAATGCTAGCTTAAATGAACCAATTACACAAATTCTCTCTAATGGAAAAATTATAAAAGATTTTAAAGTAGGAGATGCTCCTTTTTCACCCAGTTGTGATTATATGGCACAATGTAATTATAATTGTCGTCCTGACAAAAAAATTACAAATAATGATTTAAATGAAGATACATATAATGAATCATTTATTCTTATGAATTCTGAGAAAATTTTACAACGTATTCGTATGCTTATGAAAGAAAATTTTTTCTATAAAAAAGATAATCTTATTAAATTAATTCAAACACCCAAGCAGTATCCTTATGTTCAAATTTTTTCAGCATTAACACAATTAATTGATGAAGAAAATGAATTTATTACAGATAAATATGGAAGAGATGGAAGATTAGTAAATATTGGTGAATATTATTTATTTCAACCAGTTGAGTTGAAAGATAAAAATATATCTTTATTTGATCGTTCCGTACCCATTGATTATAAACATCAAATGATAAAATTTTCTATAAAACCTACTATTAATGACATTGTTAAACAAAAAGATGTTATAGAAAAGGATGTAGAGAGAGAAATTAGAAAAGAAGATGAAACATTGATAGAAGGGAAAAAAATATTAAATGAAATGAAAAAATATTTTGACATTGCTTTAGAATATACAAAAAAAACAAAAGTTCCTAGAGGAGATGATGATTGGTATAAACATTGTGGAATTGTTATGAAAAAATTGGCAAAAGATTATCCAGATTCTAAGGAAATGTTAATACCATTTTTAGTTTCTCATATTATAGAAATTCAATTATTTAATGAAAAAGTAGAATTAATGAATTACTTATATTCATTAGACAAAATTCAAAAATATAGTCTTGAGTGGTATGCAAAAGAATATTTTACAATAAATAGTATAGTTGGTGAAAATTTTACATCATTTATTGGTTATCAATTTGGAAAAAGAAAAATACTTATTTTAAATGAAAATAATAAATGGGTTGAAGCCGAACCAGAAGAACAACGTGAAATTGCATTAGACAAAAATGTAAAAAATATTTTGACTTTTCAAGAATCTGAATATAATAAAATTATAGGTTTTATAGGTTATGAAAAAAGTAATCGTTATTTAATTTTTAAAACTAAAAATATTTATTCAAAACGTGATACAGGCGCAAGATGTGATGAATCTGGAAAAATAAAAACTATAGAAAAATTAAATGAAATACTAGGATGGGAAAAATATACTAAAGAAAATACAAAAGCAGAAAAAGTTGGAAAAGAAATTGTAAGTGAAGCCATCGGACAAATTGAATTGTGTATTCTTCAAGAATTCATATTAAGATATTTTAATGCAATCAAAAAAGAAGGTAAAAAATGGTTTTTAATACCAGAATTGGCTTTATGGCATAAAATGTATACTATTGCATAAATTGTAAATAAATTAATTAAATATAAAATTGATTTGAAAAAAATAGAATTAAAAGATTATATATATAATATATAATGGAACTATCATTCAAACAAAGAAAAAGAAGAGATAAACTTCAAACTATTTATTCAAGATGTCTTCTTACTAGAAAAATAGTTTTACCAATGTCAACGATTGGTAAAAATTTAAAAGAAAATATCGAAATGTATATTAAAAATAATTTTGAAGGTAAATGTGTTGTAGAAGGATTTATTAAACCTGATTCTGTTAAAATCATTACTCATTCTAGTGGAATTATAGAAAGAGGAAATTGTATACTATTTGAAATTGTATTTGAATGCGATGTTTGTTTTCCAGTTGAAGGAATGATCATTTCATGTATTGCTAAAAATATTACAAAAGCAGGTATACGCGCAGAAAGTGCTGAAGAAGTACCATCTCCTGTTGTCGTTTTTGTAGCAAAAGACCATCACTTTAATAGCATACAATTTTCTGAAGTAAAAGAAGGTGATAAAATAAATATTAGGGTTATTGGACAACGTTTTGAATTAAATGATAAATATGTTTCTATTATTGGTGAATTAATTAAAGAAAAAGAATCTCCTGTACTTTTTGGTAAATTAAAACATACCGGTTCAAAACCACGTCTTGTTATTGAAGAATAATAGTATATTCATAATAAATATTTAAAAACATTATAATATAAAGTATAATATAATGCAAGCTATTATGTCTACTAATGAAAAGAATAATTGTTCTGTAAGTGAATTAAACTATATTCGTGATGTAATTGAAAGTATGAATAAATTTAATCAAATTGAAATATTAAAAATATTAAGTAAACACAAAAATGTTACATTAAATGAAAATAAATATGGGATACATATTAATTTATCAGAAATTGGTAAAGAAATTATTGATGAATTAATTTTTTATATGAAATATGTTACTAGACAGGAACAAAATTTAAATTCTATTGAGCAAATAAAAGAAGACTTTCGTAATACATATTTTTCAAAAGATATTAAAGATAAACATTAAAATAATAAATAATGACAACTTTTATTAAAAAAAATCTTATTTCAGAATATAATTTACAAGATTATATTCTGGATGATTATAATATAGAAAAAGCTTTACTATTTAAAATGATTAAAACTAGTAAAAATAATGTATGTAATGATTTTATTAAAAAAGAAAACCATGAATCATTTATTAAAAAAAATAATGATTTTTTTATTCCAACTCACAAAGATACATTATTTTGGTGTTATTATATTATAATAAATGGTGAAACTGCATATGAAACATTATATTCTAAAAATGCACTTGTTGAAAAACAATTGAAAATAGATTTAATTTCTACTATTCGTAAAAATAAAGATTTACTTAAAATATATAAATTTGATACAATTACCAATATTGAAAGTAATTTAGCAAATGATTCATTTATGAATATTAAAACATTTATGGCATTGTCAGTTATTTCAAATATAAATGTTATTTATATTAATAAAAATACATATTTTGAATTATTAATGAATGATAGTACTGATATTTATGTAGTAAAAGAACATTTAAATAATTCTAAATATGTAAAAAAATATGGTTTTCAAATGAAAAATAAAGAAAGTGTTCATCTTATAACATCTACTTTATATAAACTAGACAAATTAGATAAACCCATAAAATCTATATCTAGTTACAAAGTAGAAGATTTGATTCAAATTTGTAAAAAATTAGAAATTGAAACTACAAATAATGGCAAAACAAAGTCTAAAACAAATTTGTATACTGATATTATTCAACATTTTTAATTATAAAAAAAAATGAACCATTTAAAAATATGTATTGTTATATATATAATAATGAACAAGAATATAAAACCTGATTATAATTTAGAAGGAGGTGTTGATTTTGGTTCTGATAAATTAAATGAATTTTATAAAAAATTAGATAGAAGTGTGCAACTAAAGGTGAGAGCAATGAACCGAGAATCTGCTATCCAATTATTAGAAATAATGAGTAATCCTAATATCCAACAAGTATATGACGGATTAACTGATAAAGAAAAAGCTGATTTAAAAAAAATGGGTCTTGTAAATAAATATACTACATTAAAAAAAATGTTGGATAAAAAAATTGCAGACACTACTTTTGTTCTATCTCCACATGATGATAAAACCAGTTTTGCAAAATATGAACCAAGTTCTCCTTCTTTTAGTCCACCAAAAGAATCTGAAAAACAAAAAGAATCTGAAAAACCAGATGAATCTCAATATAAAATTACTGAATTACCTCAACCTATTCAAATTGAACCAGTTGAAATAGAGTCTCAAGAAGAATCAGACAAAGAAATAGGAGAAAAAAATAAACTTTCACCTCAAATTCGTTTTGAAAATATTGTAAAAACTTTTTATGATAATAATAGAAGTGGAGAATTAGAAGTTAAATTTGGTACTAAGGGTATTAAAAATATAACAAAAAATAATTATGATAATGTTGTTAAAAAACTAAAATCTCTGGGATTTACTGCTGTTGGTGAAGAAAATGGTGACTATTATTTGCGTGTAAATTGCGAATATTTAGATGTTAATACTGGAAGATTTAAAATGTCTAATATTCGAACTGACATTCGTGGTTTACCTAATATTACTGAATTTTGTAAAACAAATGATATAAAACATTTACCACATGAATTATTTGTAGAACATATGACAAAAGGACCTATGTTTATTAATAATACAAAAATCTTTCCAGTTGATTTTGATGATTTTAATTTTAGAATTACGTATAGTGATGAGAAAAATATTAGAAAAATGGGGGTTATTAATAGTATAGTTGAAAATTGGCGAAAGTCTAAAAAAGAATTCCGTTTTATTAATCGTGTAACTTTTGAACATCAAGATTTTCCTTTTAAAGTAGATATTAGTATTGTTAAATATGGTAACAGAATGACTGATAAATTTGGTCGTGAAAATCGTGGCTCTATAATTCGTGTATACACACTTGAAGAATCTAATGTATTTAATAATGAAGAAATTTATGAAATTGAATTAGAAATTGACAATGTTAAAGTAGGTCCTGGAACAAAATTTAATACACCACAATTAATTACAGATGCTCTTAGAAAAGGAATTAAATATGTATTAAGTGGTATGCAATGTACAAATTATCCTATATCTTATACAGAACAAAAAGCAATTTTAGATTCTTATATCAAATTAATTTGGAAAGAAGAATATTTGAATATTAAATATATTTCTAGTAGATATTTTATTGGTCCTAATTCTTATACATTGCAAATGGAAAATATAGCTCCTATCAATGAAAACTCTAATTTACCAAATATTCGTAAAGGTTTTGTTGTAACAGATAAAGCAGACGGAGAAAGACATTTATTATATATTTCGCATGATGGTAAATTATATTTAATAAATACAAATATGGATATTATATTTACCGGTGCAAGAACTTCTAATGAAGAATGTTATAATTCTTTGTTAGATGGTGAATTGATTGTTCATGATAAATTTGGAAAATTTATTAATTTGTATGCAGCATTTGACATTTATTATATAAATAAACAAGATGTAAGAACATTTTCATTTCTTCAAACTGAAACTGAAAAAGATACATCTAAATCTAGATATAATCTTTTACAATTTATACGTCAAAATTTAAATGCAGTAGCTATAACAAATGTTGTAAAAACAAATAAAAAAAATACTGCATCAGAATTTAATAAAATGGAAGGATTGGTATGTCCATTACGATTTCATGTTAAAGAATTCTTTCCTAATAACTCTAAACAAAGCATATTTGAAGGTTGTATGCAAATTTTACAAAAAGAAAAAGAAAATAGATTTGAATACAATACAGATGGTTTAATATTTACACATGCATTTTATGGTGTTGGATCTGCAGAAATGGGTAAATCAGGACCTAGAGAAAAAATTACATGGGAATATTCTTTTAAATGGAAACCACCTCAATATAATACTATTGATTTCTTGGTTACAACAGAAAAAGGACCAAATGGCGATGATATTATAAAACCATATTATGAGGAAGGACAAAATAATAATGAAGTCGTTCAATTAAATGAATATAAAAAAATTATATTACGTTGTGGATTTAAAGAAAAAAATGATGGATTTATTAATCCATGTCAAGACATAATTGATGATAAATTACCTACTTTTCAACCAAGATATGAAGATAGACAAGAAAATGAATATATTCCTCAACGCTTTTATCCTACTGATCCTTATGATCCAAATGCTGGATTATGTAATATTATGTTACGTAATGATAGCTCCGGAGCAAAAAAAATGTTTTCAGAAGAGAATCAAGTTTTTGAAGATAATACAATTGTTGAATTTAGATATGATTTAACAAAAGAAGAAGGATGGAGATGGATTCCATTACGTGTTCGTTATGACAAGACAGCACGTTTACGCAAAGGTGAAAAAGAATATGGAAATGCATATCATGTATGTAATAGTAATTGGAAATCTATTCATCCTACTGGAAGAATTGATGCTGATATGTTAGCTACTGGATTAAATATTCCTGATATAAATGTAAGTCAAGATAAATATTATAATACTCCAGTTGGTAAATTCAAAACTGAGGCAATGAAACAATTTCACAATTTATATGTAAAAAAACATTTAATACTTGGTGTTTCAAAAGAAGGAGATACACTTATTGATTATGCATGTGGTAAAGCAGGAGATCTTCCAAAATGGATTACAGCTAAGTTATCTTTCGTATTTGGAATTGATATATCAAAAGACAATCTAGAAAATCGTTTAGATGGCGCCTGTGCCAGATTTTTAAAAGCACGCAAAACAAATAAACATGTACCCTACGCTCTATTTGTAAATGGTAATAGTGCATATAATATTAAAGATGGTTCTGCTATGTTAAATGATAAAGCTAAACAAATTACTGATGCAATTTTTGGAAAAGGAGCTAAAAATATTGGTGCAGGCGTAGATAGACAATATGGTAAAGGAGTAGATGGATTTCAAATTTCTTCATGTCAATTCGCAGTACATTATTTCTTTGAAAACCCTGATACATTAAGAGGATTTATGAAAAATATATCTGAATGTACTAAACATAATGGATATTTTATTGGCACTGCTTATGATGGTAAATTAGTATTTAATGAACTTAAAAAAACAAAAACAGGAGAATCACTACAAATTATTGAAGATGGTAAAAAAATATGGGAAATTACTAAAGGATATGGTGCAGATACTTTTGATGATGATTCTAGCTCTATTGGATATAGAATTGATGTATTTCAAGAGTCTATTAATCAGACTATATCTGAATATTTAATCAACTTTGATTATTTCAATCGTATAATGACTGCATATGGTTTTGAAATCATAAGTAGAGATGAAGCAATTCAAATGGGACTTCCAGAAGGAACAGGGTTGTTTAGTGAATTGTTTTTAAATATGTTAGACGAAATTACTAGAAATAAATTTAAATCAAAGGATTATGGTAATGCACCATTAATGACTGCAATTGAAAAAAAAATTTCGTTTCTAAATAGATATTTTGTTTATAAAAAAATTCGTGTTGTAAATACAGATGCAATTGAATTAGAATTAGGTGAATATAATGAAACCGCTGCATTACGTGATATTAAAGAAACAAAACATGCAGTAGAAATAGCTGAAAAAGTAGAAAAAAATATACAACCTAAAATTAGAAAATTAAGTAAAAAAATGTTACTTGTTCCTGCTACAGAAGCAATTGATGAAAAAGAACCAGATAAATCTGAGCCAGTTGTTCAATCTAAAAATATAAGAAAAAATGTAAAAGTAAAAGCAGAAAAATCTCAAAAAAAAATAATTATTGTTGAATCTGACGAAGATGATTAAAATTAAAATGAAATAATTCACTTAAACATATTATATAATATATAACAAATGAGTTATTATATAATACCAAAAATTAAAAATTCTGTTATTGTTAATCCTAAATATACAGATAAAGAAATATTAAAACCATATATTTCATTTAGTCTAATATATTATTATGAAAATCTTCATCAACAAATATATAAATATTTAAAAAATATACATGAAGAGACAAACTTAATGTGTTATAATTTTGAAGAAATTATTAAATTAGTGAATCCACATGAATATATTTTTTCCAAAGTACCTAGTTCTAAATTTTCAGTAAGTAAGTTAAAACCAAAAACAAATTTATTTTACGATTTTCTAGAAATTTCAAATACACTTAATGTATTTGATTCATATAAAAACAAAACTATTAAAACATTACATATAACACGTAATAATAATGATACTATAGAATGTTTTGAGATGTTGAGAGAAAATTATAGTGATGAAATTATTTGTTATGATGAATTAAATGATAATATTATTACAGATATTGGTGAAAATAAATTTAATTTTTTATTTTTTGAATCTAATACTACAACACATCTTAATTATATTATTTCTATGATGCAATTTTTAATGATTCTTTTAAGAAATCAAATAAATGAAGGATCTTGTATAATTAAAATAGATCATTTGTTTCATAAACCAATAATTGATATATTATATTTATTATCTTCTTTATATGATAGAGTATATATATTAAAACCAAATAGTAGCAATATAACTACATTTGATAAATATATTATATGTAAAAATTTTCAATATAATGAAAGTAAAACTAGAAATTTTAAATTAAACTATTATAGGATACTTATATTTTTAAAAAAACTAGAAAATAATTATATTGAAAGCATTTTTGATTTTGATATACCATATTATTTTACAATTAAATTGGAAGATATAAATATTATTATTGGACAACAACAAATAGATTCATTAGATTTGATTATTAATATTTTAAAAAATAAAAATCGTGAGGAAAAAATAGAACAAATTAAAAAATCGAATATACAAAAATCTGTTTCTTGGTGTGAAAAATATAAAATACCATTTAATAAATTTTCTGAAAAAATAAATATTTTTTTACCTATTTCAAAACATTGTAAAGAAGATAATGAACAACTTCTTGTTTATGATTCTGGTGAAGAAGAATTTTGATTTAGTTATTTATTTACGATATTGCGCGGTTCCTGTAGTTGTATTATATGTATTAGGCGATTGTGAAAAATGATTTGTACTAAATATAGTTCCAGGATAATAACGATATGGTGATGGTTCTGATATTGGAACTCTGTATTCTGGTACACTTTTATAATTACAAATTTTCTTATTTTGATATTGTCTACTCTGTGAAAAATTAAGAGGCCATGGTGTATTACAATTAGGCGCTTTATTTTTTTGATAATTTATAATATTATTTGGATTACCTGCATATAATTGATTTGCAGTTACTAATAAAGGACCTGTATTGTTATAGTTTTGAATAGAAGCCGCATTTGTAGAAATAGTATCAACATTTAATTTTAAATTTCTTGTGGAACTATCTACTGCTCCTTGTTTTGCATATTGATAATTATTTGGTTTATATACAACTAATTGACAACCTGTAGGATTTGATGGACCAGATAATGGCATTCCCCAATAAGGATTACTAATAAAATCAGTAAAAACTTGAAGTGCTGGTACTTTTTGTGATTCAGGCAACCCATTTAACCAATTAAAAAAACCTTGGATTGAATTTATACCTGTTTTATTAAATTCATCCACTTCAGTTTGTGTTATTATTTTAGCATTTAACATAATGCCTAACATTTGCCCTATCAAAGCGTTTTCAGTAGCATCATATATTTGAGCACCTGGTTGACAATTCGCTAGATATGTATTTTCAAAAGAGAGAGGTGCACCTGGTTTTGGTGCTTTAGCAGATGTAGAAATATAATATACATTATTTTTATAAATACCATTATCTAAGTTTGTTCTATAAGATAAAAAGTTAAATGCTTTTTGTTCGTATGTTTTACATCTGTTTTGAAGATATTGTTTATGTGTTGTATAATAATTTTTATTTAAATTAGTACTGGCATAAATAGCACGACGTTTTGCCTTATATTCGTCATTACAACATAAAATATTATTTTGTGTATTCGGTTCTGGATTTTCTTCTAAAAAGAATTTATTTGGATAATAACTAGCTACAATTCCTACACCTTCACATGTTTTACAATTGTCATCCATTTTTTTTATTCCATTTATTTCATCCGGTGTATTTAATCTTATTGAAAATGCACCAGGTTTATCTTGCATTTCATTTAGAAGTCCTGAACCACCAAATCCACCTCCTAGAGAAGTTCCTTTACTGGATTTTACATATCTATTCATATTGTAATTAATAAGAGCGGCTTCGTTTATTTTTATAGGAATGCTACCATTATTTGGATCAACACTTTTTAATTCATTTGCAATAACAGGTTCAGATACAATAACACGACCTTTTCTAAAATGTTTAATAGGTCTTGGTAATCCAAAACCAGTTTGAAATACATTTCCAGGATCATTATTTGTTAAAGGTCTAATGTGACCAGGAGCTGTTCCTACAGGATTACTATTTATTCCTGTTCCTTTCCAAGTAATATATTGTTTATTATAATATGTACTTTTATGATTATAACCTGATGCGGGCATAGAATTCATTCCTAATGGATAAACTGCTGTTGACATTTATATTATTATGGAAGAAAATAAAAAGATATATTATATATATTCATGTTAACATTGATAAATATAATGATATTCTTTTTTATATTTTTAATTGGATATCAATTAATTTTAGCAAATAAAACTATTATAGAAGGAGCTCAAAATTATAAGGATTATGATGATCCTACTATTAAAGCTTATAATTTGTCTATACAAAATGCTGGTAATATTAGTTATTTAAAAGAGAGAGTGGATAAAGTAGATATTATGGACAGAGAAGTCAACGACATTAAAAAACGTGTAGATTCTTTGGAAAAACAAATGGAACAAATCGCTGTAAGTAATGCAGAAATGGGTGAAAAATTACCTGGCGCAGGAGGTTCAGTAATAGATGAACCTAAACCTGCAGGAGAATTAGTTGAAGAAGAGGAAATAATAACATAAAATAAAAAGAAAATAAATATATTTATATATTTTAAGTAATGTCAGATTCTATAAGTGACTACCCATATAAAGATTATATTAAACGTCCTGATCAAATTAGTATGAGGGATACAGGAACGATACCTCAGTTAGGAAGAAATATAAGCGGATTAACAGAATATGTAAAATTATTAGTTACTGGTAATTCAAGAGCTTCCGCTACAGGTGGACCTTTAGGGAATAAATATTTTTTAAAAACTGGTGCTAAATGTCAAGCTTTAGATACATGTACTAATAATGCTGATGGTACAACATGTCAAGAAACTGATAGATTTATTTATATAAATAACATTCCTTCTGGTAATATACCACTTATTTCAAGTGGTATGGGTGTTAATTTTACTTCATTTAGAGGATTAATACCTGGCGCTATAGAAAAATTAAATGTATTAAATCCTGCTGCTATTTTTCGTTCTTTTAAAGATGGAACATCACCTAAGTGTCAAAAAATTACAATGGAAATTGTTGATAACAAAAACAATCGTTATACACAATCTAATTATGTAACTTTGGCAGATATTAAATCTATTGACCCTTGTTGGTTTCCAAATAAAACAAATCCTATTACAAATCAACGTTGTAATGAAGCATTCCAAAATCCTGTGGCTGCAAATGCGGAAATAGTAATGTCAGATGATCCTATTGATCAATTATATTTTGCTGGTTTAGCTTGTATAGGTATTTACATATTTTATCGTATTATGGAAAAATCACGTTAGTTATATTATAAAATATTTATTTATTTTATAATGTCAAACAAATCTAAAAGATATTTTAGAAAAACATCTAAAAGACGTTCTAAGAAAACTAGCACCCGTAAAGGAAGAAAAAATAAAAATAGATTAGCCAAAGGTATTGAAACCAAAAACACAAATTGTTGTATGTGTGGTAAAGAAATTAACATGACAAGCGGTCTTATTCCTAGACAATGTTTAATTAAATATGGTGCCAATAGAGCTCACCGAATTTGTCAAGAATGTTGGTGGGATCCTGTAGATGGATTTGCAAAAGAAGGTACTAACCATGCATGTCCTGGTTGTGTAAAAGGGTTACCTCTTAATGGACCTGCTATTTCTGGACCTATATTTGTAGATTTAACAGAAGATTAATATTCTCTCTACATAATGTAAAGAAATTCAATTATTTTTATTTAAATTGGCAAAAAAAAATTCCTACACATGTAGAGAAAAGTTATGAAAATTTTATGGGAAAGTTTTTTCAGATTTTCAAAAATGGACATTTTTTTGTCCATTTTTTGAAAAACTAAAATACTTTACTAAAAAAACCAACATTTGTGACCATATTTTAATTTTATGGTGTGTCTACAAAAAAAATAATTTTTAAAATGTGAGCATAATTTTTTTTGTATATTTTAATTAAGTTTTTTCTATTTACTATATATGGAAATTAAGGAAATTAAAAAACTTAAAAAAAACTTACCGCGTTTTTTTTGTGAAATATGTGACTTTAAATGCTATATGAAATGTGATTGGGATAGACATATTTCTAGACCAAAACATATAAATAATATAAATGGAAATAATTTGGAAATAAAATTAGACGAAAAAACTTACTATTGTTCTTGTGGTAAAACGTATTCTACTAATTCTGGATTATGGAAACACAATAAAATTTGTAAATTAAATAATCAAAATATGAATATTTCAGAACATAATGAAATAAATTTATTAGATAAAGAAACCATTTTGAGTATACTAAAACAAAATAGTGAATTCCAACAAATGCTTTTAGAACAAAACAAAACTATTTTAGAATTATCAAAAAATAATTCTATTACTAACAATACAATAAACACCAATTCTCATAATAAATCATTTAATTTGCAATTTTTTTTAAATGAAACCTGTAAAAATGCTATGAATATTACTGATTTTGTCAATTCTCTCCAATTGCAACTATGTGATTTGGAAAAGGTTGGAGAATTAGGATATGTTGAAGGTATTTCCAATATTATAATAAAGAATTTAAATGCATTGGATGTAACAGAGAGACCAGTTCATTGTACTGATAAAAAGAGAGAAACTATGTATGTGAAAGATGAAAATAAATGGGAGAAAGATGATGAAAGTAATACTAAATTACATAAAATGGTAAGAAAAGTATCCAATAAAAATATAGATTTAATTTCTGAATTTAAAGAATTGCATCCAGATTGGAAAAAAAGTACTTCAAAGGTGTCAGATCAGTTTGACAAGATAATAATAGAATCTATGGGAGGAAAAGGAGAGAATGATTATGATAAAGAAGAGAAAATTATTAAAAAGATTTCGAAAGCAGTTTTTGTGGATAAAGTTCTTTAAGTATGTTTTTCAATTTATTATATTTTTTATCAAATTTTTTGTTGGGAAAGTTTTTTCGGATTTTCAAAAATGGACAAAAAAAATGTCCAAAAATTGAAATGGCAAAATACTTTTCCAAAAAAACTGCCTTTTGTGACCATATTTTAATTTTATGATGTCGTTACCAAAAAAATAATTTTCAAAATGTTAGCATAATTTTTTTTTATAAATACTTAAAAATATTATATTTTACCAATTTATGGAGACTTTAGGGGACAAAAATCAGCCAAAAATCAGCCAAAAATCAGCTTCAAAATATTATTGTATATTTTGTGACTATAGAACGAGCAAAAAATGTAATTATGATACACATATTTCAAGCTATAAACATTCAAAGATTACAAATGATTACATTATGGGACAAAATTCAGCCAAAATTCAGCCACCATTTAGTATATATTCAACAAAAGAAAAATTTATATGTTCCTGTGGTAAAGAATATCAACATAGACAAGGATTATGGAGACATAGAAAGACATGTATTTCCACTACAGATACAATATTTGTTTCAGAGTCTAACATATATAAAGAACCTTCAGATAAAGAACTTATTCTAATGTTAATTAATCAGAACAAAGAACTTTTAGAAATTGTTAAGAATGGCACACATAATACTACTAATAGCAATAATACTAATTCAAATAATAAATCATTTAATTTACAATTCTTTTTAAATGAAACTTGTAAAAATGCTATGAATATTAATGATTTTGTTGATTCTCTCCAATTGCAACTATGTGATTTGGAAAAGGTTGGAGAACTTGGATATGTAGAAGGAATTTCTAATATTATTATAAAGAATTTAAATGCAATGGACGTTACTCTAAGACCGGTTCATTGTACTGATAAAAAGAGAGAAACTATGTATGTGAAAGATGAAAATAAATGGGAGAAAGATGATGAAAGTAATACTAAATTACATAAAATGGTAAGAAAAGTATCCAATAAAAATATAGATT